TTCAACAAAACAAAATGCACGAATCTACTCTTGATCTTTTTTGTCAGCACGATGAAGTCATTGCTGATGAGTATGCAATGGAACTTGAACAAAAAGCAGCAGAATTGCAAATCACTGTTGATTATTATATGGCAGAGTTTATGTGACCTCTGTGCCACTTGTGGAACTGGTGAAACTTACCATAATTATAAATAATATTATGATATGTTTCACCACTTATGTATTATACTTACGCATATTTAAGAGAAGATAAAACTCCATATTATATTGGTAGAGGAAAACATTACAAGGGATACAAATACCATAGAATGTCTCAAAAGCATACTTGTGGTATTCCTCCACAGGAAAGAAGAATAGTATTAAAAGATAATCTAACAAAAGAACAAGCAATAAAACACGAAGAATACATGATTGACTTATTTGGATTAGTTTGGGATGAAACTGGAATATTGAGAAATCAGGTTAGGGATAGTTGTGGAGGAAGTCATAAAGGCAGAAAACTTTCGGAAGAAACAAAACAAAAAATGTCTCTTGCTATGAAAAAAAGATGGGAAAGTGGAGTTTATGATACTGAAGAGTATAAAAATAAAATAGCAGAAAGTAATAGAAAAAATCCAAGAGTTAAACAACATAGAGAAGAAACAAAAGAAAAGCAGAGAAAAGCAAGCACTGGAAGACCACAAAGTGAAGAAACTAAAAGAAAAAGGTCTGAAAGTATAAAAAAATGGTGGAAACAGAAAAAATCAGTATAAAATTTCTCCGTTGGGACACATATTGAACTGTCCCTATAATTGACCGAGCACTGGGTTTCTGTGCTACAATACTTGTATTGATGAATTGATTTTATGCAACTTTATCCCTATCAGCAGAGAACTCTTGATGCGATTAAGTCTCAAATTAAAGGCACTTGCTATCTTCCTACTGGTGCGGGTAAAACTGTTGTAATGATGGAAGATGCAAAAACCCGCATTGAAAATTCAAAAAAAGCAATGACATTTGTTGTTGTTGCTCCAAGAATCCTTCTTGCTCAGCAACTTGCAATTGAGTTTGAAGAATATCTTAATGAGTTTCAAATTTCTATCTTTCATTGTCATAGTTCTAAACAAACACATCATCAATCCTCTACACGTCCAGAAGACATTGCAGAATACAATGACACTGCAATCGGAAGTGGTAAGCATCAATTTATCTTCACCACTTACAATTCAATTCAACGTGTGAATGAATCAGACATTGAAATTGATGTTGTGTATTTTGATGAAGCGCACCATTGTGTGAAACCTGCTAACTTTGTTGGTATTGCACACACTTCAGCAGTTGCAGATAATGCTTATTTCTTCACTGCAACTCCGAAGTTCAATAACAGCACTGAGTCAATGAATAATACTGATGTGTATGGTAGTAATATCATCAGTATTCCGGCACAAGAACTGATTGATGCTGGTAGTATCATTCCTCCCAAAGTTGTGCCTTATGAAGCACAAACGATTCGCACAAAAGAAAATGCTGCATTTGTAGATGCTGAAAACATTGTAGGTATTCTATCGGAGATTGATGAGAATACTATTCCTAAGGTTCTTGTTGCTGCTCCTAGCACCAAAGTAATCTGGGCAATGTTCACTGAAAGTGATTTGCTTCAACAACTCAATGAGATGGGTTATACGATTATGCACATCACTTCCAAGCACGGTGCTTATATTGACAAACAGAAAGTGTCTCGTGAAGTTTTCTTTGAGAAAATGAATGAGTTTGGTGCAGACCCAGACAAGAAGTTCATTGTGTTTCATTACTCTATTCTATCTGAGGGTATGAATGTTCACGGTTTGACTCATTGCATTATGCTTCGCAATCTTCCTGTGATTGAAATGGCACAGACTGTTGGTCGTATTATTCGTATGCACAAAGATGACAGACAAGCAATCGCAGATGGTAAGATGAAAGCAGGAGAGTTTGCTTTCTATAAGAAACCCTTTGGAACTATCACGATTCCTGTCAATAATAACTATGGTGATAAGATTGCAAAGCAACTTCAAAATGTTGTGGATACTATCTTTGTGAAAGGTGAGGTTCTTTCCGCATAAATTATGTTATGTGTGACACATAGAATTATGCCTTTTACAAAAAAATTCAAAAATGCAGGAGATACAAAACATATCAGAGTTCCAATTGTTTATGCTGACTTAATTGAAGAACTTATGATAGTATTTGACAATAAATTTGATGTTACTAAAGGAAAACACATTTTGAGAGTCTTTATAGATCGATTTTTGTGAGACCAATGATGCCGTGTGCCACTTGTAGCACTGGCACATATAATCGCCAAACAGACCCCAGATGCCCTACAATGAACGGAGTTCACTGAGATAAATGTCTTACACTCAATTCGTTGCCACTGCTTCCCTCACTGTTTATGAAGGATTCAATCTTCAATCCTATCTGGATGCTATCTCCGAACGTAGCGTAAAGGAAGACAACTTTCTGATGGAACATTATGGTGAAGTGAATGGAAAGATTGACATTGACTTTGAGGATTATGTGCGTCAATCTGATGGAAACATTCTGATTGAATGTGACACTGAAGAAAACAATAATAACAGTGAAGTTTGGGACTGGTTGATTGACCAATTCATTCCAGTGATGAATTCTCAGTTTGTACAGATTAAATCTGCAACGATTGATAGTCGGAGTGGAGTTGACATTGGATTCTCACTCTATGATAAGATGGGCAAGGTTGTTGATCTTACTGAAATCATGGAAGTCTATCAGAAGACTGTGACGCCCTGAGAACTGGCACACTAAAAGAGCACAGACCCCTGAATGTGGTATTATAGTCTTATGGTTGAGGAAGTCCGATGACTTATGTTCCAATTCTTTCCTGGATTCCTTATTTGCAAGTGCCTGAAAACCGATTGAATCTTGCGTTTAATTGGTATCGAAGGCAGAAAGATCATCCATTGAACTTTCCTTGCTATTCTTACTGGATTCAACAATGTGAAAATGATGGGAGTGATTACTGATGCAAACCTTGCTTGATAATGTTCTGATGATTGAAGAAGTTTTGTCTGAGAAGCAACTGCTTGCTCTGCGTGATATTCTTTATCATTACAAAGAGTTTCAGTTGGAACTGTATGAGTATCCCCCAGAGGATACTCTTTTTACTCAAGTGCAACTAGAACTGTTTGACATTTTTGACGTTCGATGACTTCTATTTCTTTTACATCTGGTGAATTGCTTGACATTATCTCTGCTCTTGAGATTAAATTGTCTCAAGCAGAAGATAAAGGTGACGCACATCTTGCAATGTATTATTTCGAGATGCAGAATCAATTTCAACGTATCTTTGATAAATTGCAAGACTTTGTTTCCGAAAATCGTGTTGCTCATCTTGTTCTTGCAGTAAACTAATGAAACCAAAGTTCCGTGCCGTATTGGAAATGGCAATCGAATCAGGTGTAAGGTATGGATACACCCGTGCATTTAAGTACAATCCAGAACCAGACACTAATTCGATTACTGATACTATTGTAACTGAAATCTTTAATTCACTTGACACTTGGTTTGATGACATCAATGACAATGAATCCTGAAATTAAACAGAAATGGGTTGATGCACTGCTTTCTGGTAAATACGACCAGGGCAGTGAGAAACTTCGCAGTGAGCAAGGTTATTGTTGCCTTGGTGTTCTTTGTGATTTGTATGCACAAGAACAGAATCAAGAATGGGAGTTTCGAGGTGCTTTTGAGGAAGAGAATACTCAACCCACTGACTATTGGTATTTCGACGGTGAGGGTGAGTTTCTGCCTGAATCTGTGAGAGAATGGGCAGGACTTTCTCTTGCTAATCCTCAAGTTCGAATTGAGGTCACTGAAGAATATGAGGATGATTGGGTCTACAATGATGAGATTGCCAATCTGAATGATACAGGTTATACTTTTGAAGAACTTTCTAAACTAATCAAAGAACAATTTTAATGGAAGAACAAGACACTCTAACTCAAGGACGTATTCCTACTCATAAAAGTGTAAATGTCACACTTTTCTTTAATGATGGGATGGATGATGGTGAAGTAAGAGATTTCATTGATCGTATGACTGAGAAGTATCATCATCCTGATGATATTGTAAAAGATTATGAATACTGGTATGATGAGTGAGTCTAGTGTAAGACTGTGCCACTTGTTGTAGTGGCACAGTACACTCCCCAAACTCCTTCCGGGGGTGCTATGATTACGGAGTAATCAAAAGAGATCAATGATTTCCCTTCCAAACTTGAAAGAAACTGTAGATTACTCTAATCTCACCAGTGAGAACTATAAGCAAGTTCTCGATGAAATGGTAGTAGATCAGATTCAAGATTTCATTGATGAAAACTTCTACATTGATGATATTCTTGAGTTCATTCAAGAACACGGTGTTGAGTCTTTCTCTGCTCATTATGATGAGTATGTCGATGCAGGTGAAACTTACTCTTACAATGCAGTAGATACTTTCATTGAAGAGTTTGGTGTTGATGCACTTAGTGGATTTATGGATGCTTATCGTGGACAATGGGAATCGAAAGCAGATTATGCAGAAAACTATGTGACTGATTGTTATTCTGTTGATTTCCCTGCTTTTATTGAGATTGACTGGGAAAATACCTTTGACAATCTTGATTGTGTTTATGTCAATGGTTTTGTTTTCGATAATAACTTCTGATGAAACTTCAATCTAAAGACGGCAATATGGTGGTAGATTTCTATCCCATTAAAACACCATTTGGTGATGTATCTCAAGAGTGGTTCTTGAAAACTCTTACTTTTATGGGTAAGAGTCAATCCAAGAAGTTTCTCAATCGAATTGAGATGAATCTTGAGATTCAAGAATATCTCAATCACACAATTCCTTATGAGATTGTAGACTTTAACACTACTCCTCAACTTGCCAATCCATTTGCTACTGTATGACAATGCTACTCAAACTGACTGATATTGAATTTGATTTTGAGGATTCTTCTGGAGAACTTCCTTATGATGAACAAGTTGCAGTTGTTCAATCAGTTCTTGATGATGTTTGGGAAGTTTATGATGAAGATGAACTTGCTGATGTCATTTCTGATGACACTGGTTGGTGTGTAAAATCCCTTGATTATGTTGAAATCTCCGAATCTGCCTGATTCTTACATCTGTCCCACATAGTCCAAGGTTGAGATGTGCCACTTGTTCTGGTGGCACACTAAAAGAGCACAGACCCCAAAAGGTGCTATATTAAAGGGGTGGTGAGGGAGGCAATAAGACCACCTCGATAACGTCAACTGACATCTTGGCAAGTATGCTGTTATCAAACCTCATCACTTCTCACAAACGTCCAACTTACTTTATTATTCTTAAAATGACTGTTGATTTCTCTCGTGATGTGATGCTCGGTATGCTCCGCAAGGGTCAGACTGGAAATGATATTCTGGATATTCTGAATGTGATTGTTCCTGATGAGAGCAACACCGAAGTTCAGAATGAGGAAGTGACCGAACAAGTTGCTGCCTGAGTTTAATTCTAGTTCATTTACTCTTTAATTCCAATGTTTCTTTCCTGCCCTGTTTCTTTTGATCTGATTGATGCCGAATGGTATGATGATCTTGATAATGCAAGAGAAGATGCACTTGATTGGAGTGTTGAATTGTCTGGTGAGAATGTGATTGTTTATCAGGCACTTGAGAGTGAAGATGGTGCTTATGAGTTCAACAAACTCTATGCTATCTCTGCCTGAGTCCAGTGTTGAGAGGGACGGTTTCTGAACTGTCCCTAAAGTCCCCCACTGGGGCACTGGATGCCCTATAATACAGGAACACAAGCAAACGAGACCTGTGATGGATCGCCAACAAGTTATCGCAAAGATTCAATCCATTCTGAAACTTCAGAATGGAACTTCTTTTGAGGGTGAGGCAGATGCTGCTGCAAAGATGATTGATAAACTTTGCAAGCAGTATGGTGTTACGATCACTGAGGCAACTGAAACTCAAGTTATGGATGAGGAGTTTCTTTCTTTCAAACGAGTGAATGTTGCTCTGACGACTCTTCTCAATGCGATTGCAACATTCTATGATGCAAAAGCATATATGAAGAATGGTGATTCCAAGTCTCTGCAAATCATCGGTAGTGAAGCACAACAAATCCAAGTGCGACTCTATTATGATTACCTTGTTCAGGTGATGGAGAAAGAGGCAGAAGTTGCACATAAAGCAGAAAAGATTATGTGCGACATCAAAGGAACTGTCATCTCTCGTAGTTTCAAACTTAATTTCCGCAAGGCATTTGCAGATAAAGTTGCGGAACGTCTGAAGGAAATGAAACTCGCAGAGAACCGAGTTCACGATGATGCCGATGCAGTGAAGAATAAACTCTCCACGATGCGATTCGGACGTTCCAAGAAGATGAATGGTGCTAGTGGTGCTGGTGCTTATTCTGGTGCAAACGTAGGTGCTGGTGTTTCTTTGAATCGTCAAGCATCTGGTTCTGTTACCAAGCAACTCTGTGGTGTGTGAGTTAAACACTCCTTCTTTCTTTTTTTCCTTTCTTTATTTCTCCAACACAATGAAAATGTACCTGACTGTTCCTGAAATGAAAGTGATGTGGATTGTTGGTGCTGCCGAACGTCTTGCGACATTGGGTATGCTTTCTTCCGACATTCCAATGAAACTTTCTGCTTATGCAGTCGATTATTTTATTGAGATTGATAATCACCGCAATATTCTGTTTCCAGATGATTTTGAGATTGAACAAATCTTCAGAATCATTGCAAAAACAGAGAATGAATGTGAAGTATCTGATGATGACATGAATCAAATCATCAAATTGATTCTTGAGTATAAGAACAATCGCACTGAGATTGTGAAGTATGCACTGTCGCATCAGACTATCTAAGTCCAATGATACGGTGTGCCACTTGTAGTGGTGGCACACTACACTCCCCAACGGGGCACTGGATGCCCTATAATACAGAGACACAAAGGAACTCCAAATGTTTGATCTTCTTCAATTTCAACCGCATCTGAATGGTATTCCTGGTGCGATTGGTGCAAGGTATAAGTTTGAGAATGGTTGGGAGATTTCCGTAGTTGCTGGTCCACCGAATTGTGGATTGTATGGTAACATCAATGAGAATACCTATGAGGTTGGCATCTTCCGTCCCAATGGTAATCTTACTGAGGACGTTTCTGGATGGAATACTAAAGAAGAAGTATCTGCGATGATGTGGGTACTATCTCAACTCTAAATCACGAGAAACAAATGACTCAAACCTGGAATCAATTTCTTACTGTTTCTGTTGAAAATGGTGAGAATGCAAATGTGATTGAATGGAATAGTTTAGAATCGTATCGGAACACTTCACCTGGAACTGCACTCAAACGTCATAAAGAACTCTTTCCTAGTTCCAAGGTAAAAGTTATATCATTCTGAGTTTCTATACCCATCAGGGATGCTGATAGGTAGAAGAACCGTAGACCCCTTGACAAACCCCCAGATCCGTGCTATGATGAACGAAGTTCAGAGTCAAGCAATGACCACCGAGCAACGAATGGAGAGGCAATTCTTTATTCACTTCATTGAACTCATCAATGAAGTTCAGGGCAAATCTAAACTTCCTTCACAAGTTTATTCTCGCAGAACTTCCACCTGGATTAAACAAACACAGAATCCGAAGCAAAAAACTGACGCACTGTCACGAGTTTAATTCTCTCGGTGCCTGATTTTTATCAATTCATTAACTGATCTAATGACTATCCGTTTCACTTACGACATTAACACTCAACAAAAAGTTTATGCCGTATGTAACACCAATGGTGATTGTAAGTATTTGACTACTTCGATTACTGATGCTATTAAACTCTGCCAACAAAACTGAAATGATTATCCTACACAAAGAAGATCACGGTTGTGTTTATAAGTTAGGTGAAGAGTATGAACTATTCTATGCTCCGATCTATACTGATAATACAATCAATTTGAATGAGTTTCATCCAGTAGATTTAGCAGAGTATGATGATGTGAATGAGATTGAAGATATTCAATCACAACTGATTACATTGAATCAATGAAGATCAGATGGAAGAGATTAACACTCAAGCATAAGAGATAATTATCATTTGATATGTAAGAATGTTTTAATTGATAATTAAATTAAATGTATTAAAAAACATAGTTGAGTGTTTTGTTGTGTTATAATGATAGTGTTATATAAAGGTTCTTATAACCTGTCTAGACACTTATAAATGCCTCTAGTTCTTGTTCTTATGCTTCTCTAAACCCCTCTAGTTCTTGTTGTCTAAGCCCGCATTATACCATAAACCCCATAAAAAGTCAAGGGCACACAGACACTCCTAGGACTGGCACAACACATATTGACAGAATCTCGACAATTCTTATAAGTCTCGTGCCTGTGGAAAAATAGTTTTCCACAGGTTTCATTCATTTCCTATAGGGGAAAGTAATGATTTTCACAGAATAGTTTTCCACAGGTTTATAATAATTTGTAGTGTTTGCAAGGGTTTATAAGAATTGCCCTGTGGAAAACTATTCAAAACCTGTGGAAAACTTGTGGAAAACTATTCGTTATATTCCACAGAGTTCGTTATATCCTGTGGAAAACAGTTCGTTATTCATAGAACTTCGTCATAAGACTTCGTTATACATAACAGTTCGTCATAACACTTCGTTGTACTCATAGTATAAACATATAATTGTCTTATAGTATAATAATATAACAGTATCGTTATTAGACACCTCCCATACAGTTTGCTATTCGGTTCGTCCTGTGCTATACTATTCGTTGTATATAGTTCTGTGTACTCACTTGTAGTCTCACTGTCTTATACTTTAGAAGCACTTCGTCTTTATCCACACCCCCCATACAGTTTATTATTTGAATCTGACAGTGTTGTATAAGCACTTATATCGTGCTCTTCGTTATAAGGACACCCCCCATATAGTTTATTATTTTTATAACACAGTAATGAATATAAAGTATTCGTCATTGTTCGTTTATTATAATAAAACAGCACTGTTTTGACAGTTATATTTTGTGTTGTTGTATTCTTATACCTAACCGATGCCCCCCCCCCTAAAGCTAAAAAAGCAAACTACCCTAACCTACAAACCTTTGAAAACGTTCGAGAGATTGAGAATAAAATAAAAAAATTTCCGGAAAAATTTTTATTCAAAAAGGTTAAAATGCTATATAAAAACAAAAGAGTAAAAATGCGTAAGGGTTATGAAATTTGAATTTGACGATTATGAGAAAGATGTATTATTGGAGACGATTCAATATCGTTTAGATGTTGATAAGATGTTAGTAATCAATGATAGTTTAAGAAAAGATGTTGAAGATTTATTTCGAAAGATAGAAGAAGATGAATACTTATAATATTTCAGTTCGGGGTGTGAATATAATCGAGGAAATTCCCCAGAAAGACTTACAGGAAAAACTGAAATTGGTCAGAGGACTTGTATGGACGAGTGGGGGAGGAAACGAAGATATCACAGTATCTCTAAATAATAACGAAGTACCTTGCAATGAGTAAATTGTAATGGTATAATATCAAATGTATAGTGAAAAAAATTTATGGCTAAAGGATTTACAGTTAAAACAGTAGCACCTAAAGTATCATCTTCTGATGAATTTAATTTAGATGCAGCAAAAGAAATGATTCGTGGAAAGTCTGTGGTATTTTGTTTGCCAGGACGAGGAGTATCTTATACGTATTTGAAGAACTTTGTTCAGCTATGTTTTGATTTAGTACAGAGCGGAGCAAGTATTCAGATTTCACAAGATTATTCAAGTATGGTTAATTTTGCGAGATGTAAGTGTTTAGGAGCAAATGTTCTCAGAGGACCAAAGCAAGTTCCTTGGGATGGGAAACTGAATTATGATTATCAACTATGGATTGATAGTGATATTGTATTTGACACTGAAAAATTCTATCGTCTTGTTGCAATGGATAAAGACATTGCAGCAGGTTGGTATTGTACCGAAGATGGTATGACCACCTCAGTTGCTCATTGGTTGGAAGAAGAAGATTTTAGAAGCAATGGTGGTGTTATGAATCATGAAACAATTGAAACCATGAGCAAACGTCGCAAACCGTTTACAGTAGATTACACAGGATTTGGTTGGGTTCTAATCAAGAAGGGTGTATTTGAAAATCTAGAATATCCTTGGTTTGCTCCGAAGATGCAACAATTTGAGAGTGGTGAAGTGCAGGACATGTGTGGCGAGGATGTCTCATTCTGTTTAGATGCAAAAGAAGCAGGTTATGAGATTTGGTGTGATCCAAGAATTCGAGTTGGTCATGAAAAGACTAGAATTATCTGAGTCTGGACTCTAAGTTCCTTCTTGACGTTTTCAGTCATTATATGATATAATAACCCTATAAGATTTTAACAGTCTTATAGGGTTTTTTGTGATTTATATAAACTACAAAATCCGTGTAAAAATCCGTCTTTTAAACCAAATTGGAGAAAATTTAAAATGGCAGTATCAAAGAAAGAAATGAAGATTGAGAGTACTCCAAAAAATACTCGACAAGGTGATGGAAAAAATACTAAATATAGTGCAACAAGTCGTAATGTTGCCCGTAAGCGTTATAGGGGTCAAGGTAAATAATATTCAAGTGAGCATGTATTAATTTACATGCTTTTTTAATACAAATACTATGGCATACTTAAATCACAATCTTCCAACTTTTACTTGTTACATTCGTAATGAGTTCTTACACAATCACCAAAGCGGTCACGGTGAGGTCACTTTATGTGATGTTCACTCCGTAGCATCCCTTGAGAAAAGAGTTCCTTTATTTGAGGCATTTCTGGAGAATGGTGTGAACTGGACAAGAAGACCTATTCATGCATTTTGCTGGAAACCAGATGCACCTGTACCAAAATTAGAAGAATGCATGTGGTGGGATTGCTTCTCACCTTATATTGATGTTCAAATTCGCTCAAGACTTGCTGGACTAAGAGCAGAACTAATCAATTATAAGGGTGAAAAGAAAGAAGGCACCTACATGTTCACTATGGATTGGTCTTGGGAATCAAAATCGACTTTGAATACCAATTTTAGTGAAACCCCGGAGCACAAATGCGCTCATTTCTTTAAAATGGATGATGGAAATTTCTATGCATATCCAAATAATAAGATCTTATGGTACGACGATGCCTGGATTCATAATAGGATTACACAAAATCCTGGATATCTTATAGATATGAATGAATACTCAGTGGAAAATAAGAGAAAAATCGAAACCTCCGACGATTATATGTACAAAATCGGGATAGAAACCCCGTAAAAAGTTCTAATTCACCTTAGAATTAGGAAATGTATGTACAAAAACACAGATAGAGATCAAAATTACATGTATAAAATGTGGGGAACAACACATTTAGTGACTGATTACACTCCCGAACCGAAAAAAAAGGTTCTCCAAGAGATTATGCACGACTTGGCACCACATCATGACCTTAAGAAACAAACTGATCTTCATGAAAAAATAAGAAATGATGAAGATTATGATGATTGGGAATATGGAACTGAACCAAACTACGGAAAAAATTGGTAAAAAAGTATTATAGATATATTAAAGCATAAAAAGATGAATGGCAGTAACAATTTCTCGTAGTTTTAAGGACATTAGTTTGTCTTTTGCGAGGCATCCAGTTACGAATGATGTGATTGCACTTAAAAATGAGGATGCAATTAAAAAATCTGTTATAAATTTGGTCAGAACTCGTCTCGGTGAGAGATTTTTTAATGATTTGTTGGGTACATCTGTAGAAAATTCAATGTTTGAATTGCAAAATTCAGGCATAGGTTCATTTTTACAAGAAGAAATTACATCATTATTGAATAATTTCGAACCTAGAATCAAATTAAGAACTGTTTTTGTTGATGAACCAGCAGACACAAATGATTTAAACATTAATGTTTCTTATGATATTGTTGGATTACCATTTCCGACACAAAATATAGAATTCATCTTACAACCAACAAGAGTATAATGTCATTCAATCAGTTTACAAATTTAGATTTCAACGATTTGCGAACTCAGATTAAAGATTATCTGAGAGCAAATCCTAATTTTACTGATTTTGACTTTGAGGGATCCAATTTTTCAGTTTTAATTGATCTTCTTGCGTATAATAGTTACATTACATCATATAATACTAATATGGCTATCAATGAGTCATTCATTGATAGCTCTACATTAAGAGAAAATGTAGTTTCTTTAGCAAGAAATATTGGTTATGTTCCAAGATCTGTTAAATCTTCAAAAGCAAAGATTAGTTTTAGCGTAGATGTCAGTAACATTAATACAAGATTAGTAAAATTGAATGCTGGTGTAGTTGCTTTGGGGTCAGTTCAGGGAGGAAATTATATTTTTTCAATTCCAGAAGATATTTCTGTTACTCCAGATAGTAGTGGAGTTGCATCATTTGATAATATTGAGATTTATGAAGGAACATTTTTAAAAAAGACGTTTAATGTAGACAATTCGCAAGCAAATACAAAATATATCTTACCAAATGCAAATATTGACACCTCAACAGTTAGAGTTTCTGTTACTGGCACCACAACAGAAAAATATGAACTCTATAAAAATATTTTTACAGTAGAATCAACCTCAAAAATCTTTTTAATTCAAGAAATTGATGACGAAAAGTATCAAATTTTGTTTGGGGACAACATTTTTGGCAAAAATCCAGAAAATGGTAGTACAATTAGTGTATCATACATTGTAACGAACGGAATTGATGGCAATGGTGGTGCAAATTTCACATTTTCTGGCAATTTATCTTATGTGGAGAACGGAATTGATAAACCAGTCACCTCTGGAATATCTCTTCTTACCACTCTACAACCGTCTGAAAACGGAGATGGCATTGAATCTATAGATACGATCAAATATCTTGCTCCAAGGGTCTATGCATCGCAATACAGGGCAGTTACGTCCAATGATTATACAAGTTTAATTCCATTTTTATATTCAAATGTAGATTCGGCAAGCGCCTATGGTGGGGAAGAACTTGATCCTCCACAATATGGCAAAGTTTATATTACAATTAAACCAAAAAATGGTGAGACTCTTTCTGATGTTACAAAAAATTCAATTAAAAATGATTTAAAGAAATATACAGTAGCAGGAATTAAGCAAGAATTTATTGATTTGAAATATTTGTATATAGAATATGATTCGACAGTATCATATGACCCAAGTTTTGTACCAAATAAAGAAAATCTTTATACAAAAATTCAATCGACAATAAATTCGTATTCAAAATCTTCCGATATCAATTCTTTTGGTGGAAGAATTAAATATAGTAAGTTGATTTCATTAATTGATAATGTAGATAAGGGCATAACGTCAAATATTACTCTTTTAAAAATGAGAAGGAATCTTTCTCCTGCATATAATATACTTGCTAACTACGAATTATGTTTTGTGAACAAATTTCATGCAGATGTTTATGGATTTAATATTCGTTCAACATCGTTTAAAATAAGTGGAGTGGATGGCGATATATATTTAACTGATCTTCCAGATGATTCTACAGGAAAAAAAGGAAAAATTAGATTTTTTACCTTGATTGATGGATCTCCAAATTTTATCAATAATAATGCAGGAGTAGTAAATTATGAAAAAGGAGAAATTATATTATATCCAGTAACTATTACATCTACAAAATCTTCTGTTGGAATTGAAATCGAAGTTGTTCCAGATTCTAATGATATTATTGCAAAAGAGAATCTTTATATTGTCCTAGATACTACAAGCAATAGTTCACTAAATCTTATAGAAGATCCAATATCTTCTGGATCTAATAAATCTGGAAACTCTTACGTTCCACCTTCTAGTTTCACAAGTAATAAAAAGTATACAAGATAAAGATGTTAGAAAAAAAAGTTAAAATTTCAAATATTGTTGAAAATCAAATTCCAGAATTTCTAAATGAAGAAAATCCTTTATTTAGAGAATTTTTAAATCAATATTATATTTCTCAAGAATTTGAATATTCTATTGTAGATCTAGCAGAAAATATTCCTTCATATAAACAAATTGATACTTACAGAAATGTTGGATTGTCTACAATTTCTATAAATTTAACTTCTGACATATTAGCATTCGATGATACGATTAATGTAAATACAACTATTGGATTTCCTTCAAAATATGGATTATTACAGATTGATAATGAAATTATAACTTATACTGGAATTACAACAAATTCTTTTATTGGTTGTATTCGTGGTTTTAGTGGTATTTCTCAAATTGAAACTGAAGGTAATCCACAATTTTTAACCTTCAGTTCAACTGATGCAGAAGAGCATTCATCTGGATCATTAGTTAGTAATTTAAGTTCTATATTTTTACAAGAATTTTTTAAAAAATACAAATATCAATTTTTGCCTGGATTTGAAAATAGAACTTTTACTCCTGGTATATCCGTTGAAAATATTTTAACCAGAGCAAAAGATTTTTATAGTTCAAAAGGAACTGATAGTGCTATTAAAATCTTATTTAAAATTTTATTTGGAAAAAATGTTCAAATTATAAAACCATTTGACAATACAATATCTCCATCAGAAGCAGAATGGGTAAGTGTTGATGAAATTATAGTAGAATCTTTAAATGGAAATCCATCCAATCTTAAAGAAACTACCTTATATCAAAATTCTTTTGATTCTCCTGCCGCAAATGGAACAATATCAAATGTGGAAGATGTTTATTTGGGAAATAGAAAATATTATAAAATTAGTTTTCCAAAATCTACCATTAATGGAAATTTTTTAATTAGCACTAAGACCAAAGTAATTGGAAATACACCATCTTCTGATGTTGTTACTGTAGATTCTACTATTGGATTCAAAGATGTTGGGAATTTTTATTATTTGGATGAGGCAAGTAATGTGTATATTCAAACTGAATATACATCAAAATCTCATAATCAATTTTTTGGTTGTATTGGGCTTACAACCTCATTAAATGAAAATACACCTATTATAGATGATAATTTTGTTTATGGATATGAAAATAACGATATAAACTCAATATGCAAAATGAGGGTTGTTGGTGCGATTTCAAATCTTTCTACAGGAGTAGAAAATACAAAATATTTTCTTCCTGGAGATCAAATTAAATTAAAATATATTGGCGAGAAAACATCATTAGATGATATGAAGTTTTCTACTTGGTTTCATAATAATATTTCATATATAGAAACCCAATCTGTAAATGCAGCAACAAATACAATAATAACAAAATCTCCACATTTTCTACACAAAGGAGATAATGTAGATATTATAAACAAATTAACAAATTCAATAACAGTAAATTCTTCTGAAGTTTCTCTTGTATTGAGTTCTACTGAATTTCAAATTGCAACAGGATCTTTAAATGATAATACCGAATATTATGTTAAGAAAAATTTAAAATTCGTTTCAAGTAATTTAAATTTAAATAATCTTCTTGCAGATATTCAAAATTCATTTATCGACAAAGATAAAAATACTTATATTGCATTTTCTGGTTATCCATCATACAGATCATTAGAAACAACCGATAGATCTAAAATATTTAATTCAATCTCTGCATCTTCAGGTATAATTAATATTAATTCTCATGGATTTATTACTGGTGATAAAATTTATCTAGAGGCATCTTCGGACATATCTGGAATATCATCTGGTTATTATTATGTAAATAGATTGAATGAGAATTCAATTCAATTATCTTTAAGTAGATTAAACATTCATTCAAATAATTTTTTAAATTTTAATGGAACTGGAAATAATACAAATACAATCACACCAGCAGATCTTTATGGCAATAATTTAAAAAACCAAGATAACTTTAAAAGAATTTTAAAGAATCCAGAAAAAAATACAAAAAATTTACCATTGAATGGTCCAATTGGAATTTCTTTGAATGGTGTAGAATTATATTCTCCGATTTCAAATGATTCTGTATTTTATGGACAATTGCAAAAAATCAATGTTTTGGAAAGTGGATCAAATTATGATGTGATAAATCCTGCAACTATTTCAATTTTAGATTCATTAGGTTCTGGAGCAGAAGCATATTCACAGTTATCTGGAAGTATTGAAGAAATAATTTTAGAAAATCCTGGATTTGATTATATTGATTTACCGATAGTAAAAATTTCAGGTGGCAATGGGTCTGGTTGTGTTGCTGAAGCAAAAATGACTTCATATCAACATTATGTGTCTTTCTCTGATCTAAAAGTTAATTTAATTTCAAATTCAATTAATTTAGATGATGATCACAAATTTGCTGATGGCGAAGAAGTAATTTATATTTCTTCTGGTCTTCCAATTGGAATTGGAAGTACAAATGTTGGATTTGCAACATCTCGTTTAACAAATAATACATTTTATTATATTTCAAAAATTAATGAAACTTCATTTTCTATTGCTGCATCAAAAGAAAATGCTCTAACAAAAACAAATCTTATAGATTTTTTATCTTTTGGAAATCAAACACACACCTTTAAGTCTTCTAAATTTAAAAATATTATTGATAGGATTTCAATTCAAAATCCAGGAAGTTCATACTCAAATAAAAAAGTAATAGTTGATTCTGTTGCATATCCACCGTTAGAGAAAAAAGATATATTTAAAATTTTTGTTGGCATAAACACATATGATGATTACATTTTTGCAGTAAACCATAATTATAAAAATGGTGACTTATTAACATATTCTGTTGATGGTACTGCAATATCTGGATTATCAACTTCAAATTATTATAAAGTCACAATAATAGATGAAAATAAATTTAAACTGAGTTATGCTGGAACTGCTTCAAGCATAAGCACTACAGATTACGATAACAAAATTTATACAAATTTAACTAATATTGGAGTAGGTACACATACATTTAATTATCCACCAATAACTGTATCTATTTTTGGAAATACTGGAATTTCATCAACAACAGTTCCATCATATTATACTGCAACTGCATATGCTATTGTACGAGGTAAAGTTGAAAATGTATTTTTAAGAAAAGGTGGTGTTGGTTATGGTGTTACAAATATCATAAACTTAATAAGAAGACCAGAAATAAATCTTCAGACTGGAAAAAATGCTTCAATTCAAGCAATTGTAAATGATAGTGGAGAAATTTCAAACGTTTATATCATAAACAGAGGATCCGAATATACAACTCCACCAATTTTAGAAATAATTGGTTCTGGAAAATATGCAAAATTAAAAGCAAACATTTCTAATGGTGAACTGACATCAGTTGATATTATAAATGGTGGAAAAGGATACGATAAAAATAATACCACAATAAAAGTAACTCCTTGTGGATCTGGTGCATTTTTGAATGCCGAAATTCAAAAATGGTCAATAAATGCAGTAGAAAGACATAAAAATGTTTTAGAAACAGAACAATTTAAAGGAACTTTACAAATTCCATCCGAAGCAAGATTTAAACAAAAAAAAATAGGTTCATATTATGCAACAAAAGAAATTCGTAAAATTTTAAATGACAATTTAGATCAAAATACCTTTGAGGAGTTGGATGAACTTAATTCTCATTCTCCAATTATTGGTTGGGCATATGATGGCAATCCAATTTATGGACCGTATGGAAATTCAAAGAGTATTGCAGATTCTTCTGGAACTGGTGGATTAAAGAGGATTGTTTCTGGATACACATTGGATCCAATTAATGATAATTCATTGAGACCATCATATCCATCTGGATATTTTATTGAAGATTACAATTTTGATGATAGTGGGGATCTTGATGAATATAACGGAAGATTTATTGTTAATTCTGATTTTCCAAATGGATCATATGCTTATTTTTCAACTTTAGATGTAGATAAAAATCCAGAATTCCCATATATAACGTTTAAACATCATAATGCAACTGACTTATTCAATTATGATGTATTGAAAACTCAATCAGATTCATATTTAAATACAGGAGAGTATAAGAGGAATATTACGCCACAAGGAATATCAGAGAAATATAAAAAATATCCTTTCTTTGATGATAATTTTAATTCCAATGTTGATTTACAAGTAATTCTTACAAAAAAATCTGGAATTTCAACAATTAGTGTTAAAGATGGTGGCACTAATTACAAAGTTGGAGACAAAGTAATATTTTCAAATGATTCAAATATTAATTACAATGTAAAAGAAGTTTTAGGAAAAAATATTATATCAATTGCATCTTCAGAAATTATAAATGAAAATCTTGTTTTTTCATTTTTAGATAAAAAAGTTACTGCATTCAGCACAGTTCCTCACAATTTTGTAAATGGAGACATTGTTGAAATTTCTGGAATTTCATCAGCACTATACAAAAACATAGAAGGATTAAAAACAATTGAAGTTTCAGCAGTAGTTTCATCATTGTCTGTTTCCATTGGAGACACAAGCACTACGGGAATTACTACATTTATCTCAATTTCAGATCCAACTTCAAATGGCAATTTTATCCCTAATAGTATCATACAAATTGATTCTGAGCAATTATTAATTTTAAATCTTGACAATTATAATAACAGATATAGAGTTCAAAGGGCATATAATAATACCGTAGGATCAGCACACACAGCAACAAGCATAGTTCGTTTATTACCAAAATCATTTACATTTAATAATAATTCACAAATACAATCAAATATTCAAACTAATTATTCGTATTATTTTAATCCAAATACTTCTATTGGAATTGGCAACAGTTATACTAATGTTATCGTAGCAACATCTGGAAGTAATAATATTGTAAAATCTATTCCACCAAAATCAATATATTTACCAGATCACAAATTTAATACTGGAGATTTAATTTCTTACACTTCTATAGGTTCAACAATAATTGCATCAAAAAATAGTTCTCTTACTCCAACATTTACATTGAATGATTTTCAAAATTTATATTGTGTTAAAATCAGTGATGAATATATTGGAATTTCCACAGAAAAAGTTGGATTTACTACTTCTTATGTTTATTTTGTTTCATATACGGGTTCAAATCATAAATTTGAATCTATCAAAAATCAAGTAACAGGAAATTGTAAAAAAGTAAATGTCACAGTAACTGTTGAGGATTCAATTGATTTGATGAAAGGTGATAATATAAATTTAAATATATTACCAAAATCAAATCAATATTTTAATTTTAAATTTAATGATGCTATAAAAAAATTAGTCGTCAATCCTGTTTCATTTGCATCGACAGCAGTTGGTGTTGGAACTGCAGATTCTACAATAACAATCAATAACCATAACTATAAAACTGGAGATGTAGTAGTATACACTGCAGAAAATCCAATCACACCATTTGTGAATAATGGGATTTACTACGTAATAAAAATATCAAATTCATCTTTTAAATTGGCATCAAATTCTTATAATGCCACAAAACTAGATTATGAATATATTGGGATTTCTTCATATGGTTCAGGAACTCACAATTTATCATTAATTAATCCAAAGTTAACTTTTTACAAAGGGAACAATGTTTCTATAGCAGTATCAGATACTAGCTTGTCTGGATATGATATTAAATTTTATTATGATAATGAATTTAAATCAGAATATAATTCAACTTTAATAAGAAAATATGGAGTAATTGGAAATTCAAATCCTTCATCAATAATAAACTTTTTTATTGATGATTCTATTGAAAAACAATTCTTTTATAGAATTGAAGGAAAAGATATAAAGTTTACTGATACTTATCCTTCATCAGCAAATACCGATGTTCAAAATTATTCATTAATAGAAGTAAAACAATCCATATACAATGGATCTCATGTTGTTTCTGGAGTTGGTACAACTTCATTTAATTTTACTTTAGTTGGAACAGCAGAAACAACATTATACAATCAAACTGGGATTTCAACTGCTTATTATTTTACAAATTCTCAAAATGCAAAAGGAAAAATATTTTCAATAAAAAAAATTGACTCTAAATTAAATTTAGAAAGAATACCTCAAATTTCCTCTATAAGATCAATTGAAGGATCTGATGGTATTCTTTCAGTTGAATCAAATGATATTGGAAATATAAAAGATATTAAAGTTATAAATCAAGGTCTTGAATTTTCAAATAATAAAACATTAACACCAAAAGCAGATGTATATACTATTTTAAAATTAAAAGATGTATATAAATTAAAAACAATTGGAATTTCTACTGGTGGTAAAAATTATACTTCTCCACCAAATGTAATTGCTATTGGAAACTCATCAATTTTAACTAGAACTTCTATACAAGGAAGTTCTGTATCAAAAATAGAAATTATTTCAAATGACAGTGGATTATCGAATGACATTAGAATTTTACCAATCAATAATTCAAATGGAGTTGGTATTATTAATGCGACATCAAATTTTAAAATTAATACTTTATATCTAAAAGCACCACTTTTAGGATTTGTCGAATTTCCATTTGATATAGGAGATAAAATTTTTGTTGAAAACGTTTTAATAACTGATTCATCGGATGGTTATAATTCGAGTGATTATGATTATAAGTATTTTACAGTTACTGAAATCAATACAATTTCTGGTTCGGAATATGTTAGATATTCAATTTCTGGTCTTGGTAATACTGGTGGATTATTCGATTCAACAAAAACTTTTGGTAGGGTCATAAAAGTAGATGATTTATGTTCATTTAATGTAGAATTTGAAAAAATTAATTTTCTAGAAGGCGAAAAGATAACTCAAATTAATAATAATACAACCGCATATGTTTCCAAAAATGGTTGGGATTCAGAAGCACAAACTTTAAAAGTTATTAATATCGATGGAAAATTTGAGGAAAACAATCAAATAAAAGGGTCTATAGGAAATTATAAATCAAGTATTGACTCTACATATTCATTTGATTTTGATTTAAATGTCAATTCAACTGTCAAAAAAGATAAAGATTGGAATACAGATAAAGGAAAATTAAATTTTGACAATCAAAGAATTCAAGATAGTGATTATTATCAAAGATTTTCATATTCTATAAAAGGAGAAGTTGAATATGATGTGTGGAAAGAACCAGTTAACAGTTTAACTCATACCTCTGGATTTAAAAACTTTTCTAATTTAGAAATACTAAATGGAATTGGAAAAACATCTTCTGTGAAATCAACTGATTCGCAAATTGATTTAAATGTTGAAATATCAAGTTCATCTTCAGTAAATGATAGATTGTACTATGATCTTGCTTCTGAAGATACCAGCAATCAATCTTTGTCAAATATAATTAAATTTGATTCCAAAATTATTACAGACTACAATGAATCAAGAACAAATAAAGTTTTAGAAATTGATGATATTAGTTCACAATTTACGGGAATAACAACTACTATTGGTGGTCAAATTGTTGGTCTGACTTCATTTACTTTGTATAATAATGGAAATACACTATTATACAAACAATTCAATTCTTCTGGAATAATAACATCTTCGTCATTGATAACAATTCCTGATCATGAATTTAATACTGGCGAAATATTGAAGTATTCTTCAAATGGAGGAACACCAATTGGAATTGTAACGACAACAATAGTTGGTGTTGGGACAACAACTATATTGCCATCTAATGTATATGCTATCAAAATATCCAAAGATACGATTAAACTGGCAGTAGGATCAACTCAAGCATCTTCTGGAATAGCAATAACATTTACTTCTTCCGGCATTGGAACACAACACAGTCTTTCAGTTGAATCAAATTTGGCCTCAAGTAGATGTTTAATTACTATTGATAATATAATTCAAAGTCCATTATCTAAAAAAAATATATCAGTAGGATTGTCTACTCAAGTTGGATTGACCACAACAACAATTTATTTGAATGATATTTCAAAGATTCAAGGAAAATCATTATTAAAAATAGAAAATGAAATTATTAAAGTCAATTTAGTTGGTGTCGGATCAACCAATTCTCTCAATGTTATTAGAAGTTATATGGGATCTGTTGCATCCGCACATACTGTTGGTGCAGCAGTTACTGTACTGTCTGGTGATTATACTATAAATGACGGTAAAATTTATTTTTCTGATGCTCCTTATGGTCCAACAGGAATTGGATCATTAACGTCAAAATCATCTTTTTCTGGAAGAGTATTTTATCGTTTAAATTATGGTACAAATTACATAATTGATGATATTTCAGAATCCTTTGATAGTATTCAAAACAAATTTAATTTAACAACAAACGGAACAACTTTATCTGGAATACAAACCAGTTTTGGAATTGTTTTGGTCAATAATATTTTCCAAAGACCATTTTACGGGGATGTTGGATCTATTTTGGAGTCAGATTACCAAATTGTTGGTACTGGACAAACAATTAATTTTACTGGATCTGATTATAGAGATTTACCAAGAGGTGGAGTAATTAATGAATTTGATATAACAAACGGGAGTGGATATCAATCACCATATAGGGCATCTGCGTATGTAACTGTTTCTGCTGGCGGAACAATTCAATCAATTGGATTATCAACTGGAGGATCTGGTTATACTGCCACACCTAGAGTTTCTATTGCAGATACACTTGGAGTTGGAATTGGGGCATCAATTATTTCATCAATAACAAATGGAATTGTGACTTCATTTACAATAATAAATCCAGGAAGTGGATATACATCTTCCAGCCCACCTACAGTTACTATAGATGAACCATATCCATACAAAAATCTATCATTAATTGGTGGTAATGGCAATGGAGCAAAAATGAATGTAGTAGTTGGTACGGGAGGAAGTATAATTTCATTTGATCTACAGAATCGTGGTTATAGATACAATGTAGGTGATGTGTTAACTCTTTCTGGAATACCATTTAGAACTGGAATTGGAACTTCTGCATTTAAAGTTACAGTAAAGAATAGATATCAAAGTAAATTCTCTGGTTGGACTTTTGGTCAATTATTAGAACTTGATGATTTTAGCAATTTATTCAATGGATTTAGAAAGTCATTTTTATTAACAAGAACTATAGTCACTAAAGAATATTATAGTATAAATGCACAAAAAGATTCTGGAATTATTTTGAAAAATAATTTACTTATTTTCTTAAATGATGTATTACAAAAACCAGAAATAGATTACATTTTTAACGGTGGAACTAGACTTACATTCCAAGAAGCACCAAAATCTGGAAGTAAATTAAAAATTTATTTTTATGTTGGGTCAACTGAAGATTATTTAATTATTAATGTAAATCAGTCAATAAAACCAGGAGATAGATTGAGATTACAAAAACAAAATAACGTTCCATCTCAAGACGAAAGAATCATTTATGAATTAATTGCATCAGATAGCGTAGAAACACAAACTTATGGTGGCATAGGAATAGTCACATCTTCCACATTCTTGAGACCAGTAGTTTGGTCAAAACAGTCTTCCGATATTATTATTGATGGAATTAAAATATCAAAACAGAGAGATTATTTAGAACCACAAATATATCCAAGCACAAATATTATTGCATCAGTTGCATCGACTGATTCTAAAATTTATGTCAAAAATACGTATCCATTGTTTAATAATTTAGATGATTTGTCACAAACTTTAAATGATATTAAAATAGTTGGTTTGGGAACTACTGCAGTGACAGAAAAAATAAAAAAAGTCACATATTCCGGAGATTGTGGAATTATTGTTGGAATTGCCACAAGTGCTACTGGAATAAGCACATCATCTCCTATGATTATTTTTGATATAATTCCAGATCCAAATATTCCTGGAAATGTAGTTAAACCAGGAATTTCAACAGGTGATTATTTTGTTATTGAAAATACAATAATTGGATCTGGAGTCACTTCAATAAAGGATAATTCATCTTCGATTGTTTCTGTTGGAAATAGCTTTATTGATAATGTTTATTATGCAAGTAATATTACTTCAATTGGATCAAGTTCCCTTCGTGTATATTCAAACGTAAAATCTATTTCTGGAATAAACACATCATTATTACCCAAACTTAATTCTTACGGAACCTATACTTGGGGAACAATCAATATATCTAGAAATTCAAATTCTAAATCATTTGAATTTTACAATCAAAATGGAATTGCTGGAATTGAAACATCAGCACATGTTTCTAGATTATTGCAATTAAGATTAACTTATTAATTAAAGTATAAATAGTCAAAAAGACACAAAATGCCCGCCATAATTACTGATCAGTTTAGAATATTAAACACTGAAACTTTTGTTCAAAGTTTTACTGGAATTGGCACTACAACAAATTATTATTATAGTTTTTTGGCTCATCCAAATCCCACAAATACAAATATTGAAAATTATGGTACTTCTGATTGGCAAACAGATCCACCAGAACCAAAAGATTCATTGAGAGAAGAAAATTTATACTTTGATAGTATGTTATTTTTAAAAAGAATAACATCCAATGATGTTGCTAGAATTATTCCTAGAATTAATTGGGAATCTGGCGTAAGATATGATATGTATAAAAATAATTATAGTATCGACAACCCTTCATCGCAAACTAATGCAAAAACTTTATATGAATCTAGTTTTTATGTCTTAAATTCCGAATATAAAGTATACATTTGTTTAAATAATGGATCAAATCCAGAATATTTAAATGGACAAAAATCTTTATATGAACCAAATTTTGTAGACACAAATCCACAACAAGCAGGAGATGATGGATATTTGTGGAAGTATCTTTATACAATTTCACCATCAGATATTTTAAAATTTACAACTGAAAATTATATTCCTGTTCCAAAATTTTGGGGAGATCAAACAACAGAATCTATTAAAAATTCTGCAGTGAATGGAAAAATACAAACGGCAATTATAAAAAATAGAGGATCTGGATATACCCTTTCTGGTGGTGGAGGTTCAACTGGAACTATTACGGATATTCCAATACTAGGAGATGGCACTGGAGGAACAGTAACAATAACAATTAATAGTGGAGAAATTGATACAATACAAGTTACAAATGGTGGTTCAAATTATACCAAAGCATTTATAAACTTTGGTGTTGGGTTAGGAGGAAATCCAGAGATTACAGGAGGTTCTGGAGGTTCTTTTGAAGTAATTATTCCTCCAGTTGGTGGTCATGGATTTAATATTTATAAAGAACTTGGAGCATACAGGGCTATGGTCTATTCAAAATATGACTCTGACCCAGATTATGTAATTGGAAACAATTTTTCAAGAATTGGAATAATTAAAAATCCAGTTGTTTATGGTAGTCAAATAGAACCAATAAATACTTCCACAGCAACAAATCTTGGTGCATTAAAATTAAAACCAGTGGGAGCTGGTAATACATCGGATACATCATATCCAATAAATGCATTAATAACACAATCTGTTGGAGTTGGGTCCACTGCAGTTGGATATGTTGCTTCTTGGAATGGAAATACTGGTATTTTAAAATACTATCAACCAGTTGGTCTCTCAACATTGTCTACATATGGATATAAGTTGAATTCATTTGTTGGTTCTGGAACAACAATAAATTGTTCCACCGTCAGTGGATCTCCATTAATTGTAGATACATCATTTGGAGGTGATAATATTCAAGTTGGCGGAAAAGTGATTCAACTCGGACAAACTTTTTCATCTGGAATTTCAAATCCAGATATAAAAAAATATTATGGTGAAATAATTTATATTGATAACAGAGCTCCAATCACGAGATCTGCTTCACAAAAAGAAGAATTAAAAATTGTAGTAGAATTCTAAAGAAATGGCACAAAACACTAATTTAAATATCTCTCCATATTTTGATGATTTTGATGAGAATAAAAACTACAAGAAAGTTTTATTCAAACCTGGATTTCCAATTCAATCCAGAGAATTAAACACTCTACAATCAATTCTTCAAAATCAAACTGAAAAATTTGGTCAATATTTTTTTAAAGAGGGATCAGTTGTTATTCCAGGGGCAACTTTTTATGATGATAGATATTTTGCCGTCAGAATAGATCCATATTTTTTAAATATACCAGTAAAAGAATATACAAGTATATTATCGTCCGAAGAAATTGAAATAAAAGGAGAAACTTCTGGTGTAACCGCAACTGTTGTTAATAGAATTACAGATACAGAATCCATAGATGGATTTGATACTCTTTATGTAAAATATAAATCCTCGGGAACAGATCCAAATGTAAAAACTTTTATTGATGGTGAGAATTTAATTACGCTTTCGGATATTAATTATTCTTTAACTAAAATTTCAACAAATAGTTCATTTGCAAAGTGTATAAATTCAAATGCAACTAAAATTGGATCTTCCGCTTCAATTAATGATGGAGTTTATTTTATAAGAGGATATTTTGTAAAAGTTCAAAAAGAAACAATAATTTTAGATCAATATAGCAATGCTCCTAGTTATAGGATTGGTTTATTAATTAATGAACAAATTATCTCAGCATCAAGTGAAAATCAAGATCTTTTTGACAATGCTCAAGGATTTCCAAATGAATCAGCACCTGGAGCTGATAGATTTAAAATCAGTGCAAGTTTACACAAAAAAGAATTAACTGATTTAAATGATCAAAATTTTGTAGAATTAATTCGTGTAAATCAAGGAATATTGCAAAAATTTGTCAATAAAACAGAATTAAATATTTTCAAAGAAGAATTAGCAAGAAGAACATTTGAAGAGTCTGGAGATTATTACGTTTCCCCATTTGCTATTGACGTTAGAGAATCTTTAAATGACAGAATCTCCAATAGAGGTGTATATTATGAAAATCAATTAACGCAAAACGGAAATACTCCATCTGATGATATTTTTGTTTTGCAAGTTTCTCCAGGAAAAGCATATGTTAGAGGATATGATATTGATAAATTATCTACATCATCCATAGATTTAGTAAAACCAAGAACCACGAAATCAAAACAGAATGTAAGTTTACCAATAAAAATTGGAAATTTAGTCAGAACAAATAACGTGTATGGTTCTCCAAAAATTGGATTTTCAACAACATATACAATAAATTTGTTAAATCAAAGATTGGATAGCAATCGCACAATTGGATCAGCGACAACTATTGGCATCGCTAGAGTTTATGATTTCAATCAAAGATTTGTTTCTGGTATTTCGACCACTGAATACGATTTAAGACTTTTTGATATTCAAACATATACTTCAGTTACAATTGGACTTGGTATCACTGCATCAGCAGATTCGCACATTAAAGGTCAATATAGTGGTGCAACTGGATTTTTGAAAAATTCAATTGCAAATGAAACATCTTTAACCATATATGATACTAAAGGAAATTTTTCAATTAATGAACCAATTATAGTTAATGGAATTAATGTAGGTAGAAATTTAACATCAATAGTAGATTATAACTTTACTGATGTTAAATCAGTATATGGAGCAGTTGGAGTATCGACTTTTGCTTCTGATTTGGTTTTGGGACAAAAAGCAAAAGTTTTTACAGAAACAAGTCAATTTACAATTACTCCGGGAACGACAGGGATTAGTACAGTAACAAGCCCAAGTGTTTCGGATTTTAGGTCATTAGTAAAAATTGGAGATATTGTACAATATTCTAGACCAGGATTTAGTACAATTACATACAATAGAGTATCAAATGTTTCTGCAACTAAGTTAACAGTTGTTGGTGTATCTACAGTCATTGGAGTGTGTGAAGGTAATCTTCCTTCTTCTGGGTCGGATTTGACTGTTACTGATTTTGATGTTGTAATTCCATCATTAGAGGATGCATCCAATCCTGGATATACAATTGATATACAAAATAGATATGTTTCTTCAATTAATTTATTAGATTCTACGTATATTGCAAGAAAACAAATTTTAAAAAATATTACAGCATCTACATATACTTTTTATTTGAGTGATCTTGGAGATAATAATATTTATTTTGAACCATTCAAAGAAGATAATTATATTTTAACTTGGGAAACAGGACAAAAGGAAGTTTTAACTAGCGCACAAGTATCGTTTAGTTCAAATTTAAGAGAATTGACTATTTCTGGTCTTTCTAGAACTGGAAACGCAACTTTATCTTGCACAGTAAAGAGAACAACACTTTCATCTAAAGAAAAAACATTAGTTAGATGCAATGAATTAATAATTAATAGATCAAAATATAGTGGATCTGGAATTGGATCAACTACTTTTAATGATGGCCTTACTTATAATTCAGTATATGGAACTAGAGTACAGGATGATGAAATTTCATTAAATTATCCAGACATTTATAGAATTTTAGGTGTTTTTGAATCAAATGATAGTAATAATCCAACTTTACCAGCATTGACAGTCTCATCTCAATCTGACAGTTTTGTAAATAATGTAAAGATAGGAGAACAACTTATTGGAAATTCTTCTGGGGCACTTGCTCGTGTCGTGTATGTTGATGGATCAAATCAAATAAGGTTTGTATATGAAAATGAAAAAACTTTTGAAATTGAAGAAATAATAACATTTAAAACTTCTTCTATTGTTGCAACTATTAGTATTTTAATAGTTGGTGATAGAAATATTATTAGAAATTATCAATTTGATGATGGGTATAGATTAGAATATGCAGATTATGGAAGAATTATAAGAAACTCTGGAATTGCAGAACCAACTAAAAAATTAAGTATTATTTTTGATTATTATCAAAATAATGAATCATCTGGAACAGTTGAATCTGTAAATAGTTATAATTCATTAAATTATTCTAAAGAAATACCATCAGTATTGGGTGTACGAGCATCCGACTATATTGATTTTAGACCAAAAGTTTTACCATATTCTACAACTAGTACACTATCGCCATTTTCATTCTCAAGTAGAAATTTTTCAGGATCTTCTTCTGAAACAATTGTTTCTAATGAAACAATTGTTGTAGATTATTCGTATTATCTTGGAAGACTGGATAGATTATATCTAACTAAAGATGGATTATTTGAAATAAAAAAAGGAGAACCATCAGAAAATCCAAAACTTCCTATTCCAAATAATGAAGGATTTGAAGTTGCAACAATTTCAATGAATCCTTATATGATTAATGCTACTAATGATTGTTCAATAAAAACTATACCTCATAAGAGGTATACGATGAATGATATTGGGAATCTTGAGACAAGAATCAAAACATTAGAAGATTATACAACTCTTTCTTTACTTGAAACTGATACAAAAAATCTATCAATAAAAGATCCAAACACTGGACTTGATAAATTTAAATCAGGATTTTTTGTAGATACTTTTAGAAATCACGAATCTCATAATTTGACTGGTGATTCTAAATTTGATATTGATATAGAAAATGGAGAATGCAGACCAAGATCAACAGAAAGAAATGTCTCTTTAATTTTTGAAACAAAATCGTCTTTAGCAAATCCAACAAATTCTGACTATCGTTGGATTGAAGATTTCGAATCTAACAATATTACAAGAAATGGTGTAGGTTTAACTTTAAAATATACTGAAGTTCCATTTATTGTACAAGATCTTGCAAGTAGAACAGAAAATATAAATCCTTTCCATATAGCATTATATGCTGGAGCAATTGAACTTACTCCAATATCTGATTTCTGGATTGAAGAAGTTATGCTGGAAACTCCAGATGTAATAAAAATTGATTCCGCTTTTGGTGCTGTTGCAGAATTGCTCGGAGTAGAGGATAGAGAAAACGGTGGAATGTCTGCAAGTTATTGGAATTCTCACGAAACAACTTGGACTGGAAAAGAATTAATTAAAGAAGAATTAGTTAGTAGTGATGTGATTAGTTCTTCTAGTGTTGTTGATGCACAACGTAGAAATCAAGTTCCACTTAGAAGAGACGTAACTACTACTACTAATGTACTTTCTAATGATTATTTACAAACAATACAGCAAACAGGAATAAACAAAACTTTTGGTTTGCAACTAACTGCAGGTGAAGAAAAAATAAGTCTTGGAAATAGAGTTATTGGAGTTGATGTTTTATATAATTGTCGTTCTAGAAACATTGAAGTAGTTGGAAATAAATTAAAACCAAATACAAGATATTATGTCTTTTTTGAGAATACAGATGTAACAGAATATTGCACTCCAAAACTTTTACCAATTACGATGAGAAGAGGGACATTTGCAACTTCTGATATTGTAAGAACTTCAATATCATCACAATCAGTTGGAAATCCTCAAATCAAATTTAGAGTTGCACAACTAAATCACAAATTTGGTGATTTTAAATCACCAACTGTAACTTACAGTACGGATCCATATACATCATCTCCTTTGGGATCATCATATTCCAGCACTAGCACGATTGTAAATCTTGATACTGGAGATTTGGCACTTCTTGTGGATCCATCACGTTCTGGATGGGTTAGAAAAGGTTCTGTGATAGCAAATGAATCTGGAACTGCTGAAGCAGTTGTTAATGAATTGAGTTTAAGGAGCGATGAAAAAGGAACTCTTATTTTCTCGTTGTTTATTCCAGATCCAAAAATTCCAAGCAATCCCAAATTTACCACTGGACAGAATACAATTAGAATTACTACAAGTCCAACAAATGCAAACAATTTAGACCCAGGTGAAAGTTCTGCACAAACTACTTACTTTGCTACTGGTTATGCACAAAATACTCAAGAACAAACACTTTCAATCAAAACTCCAGAAATTGAAAGAAAACAAATTGGTTCCGATCAACCAATTACACAAATAACACAAAGTCTTGATGAAAACAGAATTGAAACTAGAACAAATGTTTCTGATACTGGTTGGTATGACCCTCTTGCTCAATCTTTCTTAATTGAAAGAGACAAGTATCAAGATGGAGTATTTGTTACTGGTGGAGAAGTTTACTTTAAAACAAAAGATGAAGTTTCTCCAGTTACAATCCAAATTAGAACTATGAGAGATGGTTCTCCAACTGGAGTAATCGTTCCATTTGGAGAAACTCAAGTAGATCCAAAAGATATTCCACTTTCCACAGATGGAAGTGCTCCAACTATATTTAAATTTTCAACTCCGGTATATTTGCAATCTGGATATGAATATGCACTTGTTTTAGTATCATCTACTAGCAAATACTTAACGTTTACATCTAGAGTTGGTGAGGAAGATTTAATTCTTGGGTCAATAAGCAATAAGCAACCATATATGGGTTCATTGTTTAAATCACAAAACGGATCAACTTGGGATCCAAGTCAATTTGAAGATTTGAAATTCAAGCTCTTTAAGGCAAAGTTTGTAACAAACACTCCATCTAGTTTCATATTTTACAATTCTGATCTTCCAAAAGGTAAGATTTTAAAAGAAAATCCAGCAACTTCATATTCTAAGAGACAATATGTTTCAATTGCAAATACAACTATTTCATTTGCTCAAGGAAATAGTTTAACACAAACTTCATCTTATGGTAATATTTTTGATTATGGTGGTCCAGTCGGATTAGGAACAAGTTCTTTAGTTGTATCTTCTTCTGGAATTGGATTAACTAATGGAACTTTTACTGGAATTGGATTTAGTGCATTGACTGGGTATGGAAGTTCTTGTGTTGCAACAGTCACTGTATCTAATGGTGCTATAAGTAATTTAAATGTAACAAGTGGTGGAAATGGATATAGATCTGGTGATTTGATTTTGGTAAATCAATTAGGAAACACTGGAACTGGCGTAAGAGCAACAGTTGGAATTGTTTCTACTACAAACTTGTTGGTTATTGATGATGTAAATGGATCATTCAATACATTAGATTCTTTGACATATTACAATTCAACTGGTTCATCATTTGGACTTGCTGCTCCAACTTCTATCAATGATGATCCAATCAGAGATGGATATACATTATTGTTTGATCACAAAAATCACGGAATGCATTCAAGTTCAAATAAATTAGAAGTAATTAATTTCAATAGTGATTTGTCACCAACAATTCTTTCTTCATCTATTTTGGATACATCAACAACAATAACTGTAAGCAATCCTGGAATATTAACTTCATTTGAAGGATCTGCCATAGGTGTTGCTAATACTGGATATTTGCTAATTGATAATGAAATAATTTCTTATAATTCTATTTCTGGAAATAATATTACAATTACTGAAAGGGGAATTGATAATAGTTTAAAAACAACTCATGCTATAAATTCATTGGTATATACTTATCAATTTAACTCTATTTCATTAAGAAAAATCAATAAAACACACAATATTGATTCAAGAGAAAAAACATTTGATAGTTACTATTTAAAATTATCAGATACATCAAAATCATTTAAAACAACCAAATCTGGCGGTGGAAAAAATCTTGAAGTTTCTCAAAATGTTCCATTTGAAGTTATTTCTCCAAGAATTAATTCAATAACACCTTCAGGAACAAATATTACAGCAAGAATTAAAACAATTTCAGGAACAAGTATTAGTGGAAATGAATCATCATTTGCAGATCAAGGATATGAGAATGTTTCTTTAAATAAATTGAATTATCTTAATAGTCCAAGAATTGTGGCATCGAAAGTAAATGAGTATAATTTACTTTCAAATGAAAAGTCATTTGCACTTGAAATGACTTTATCTACAACTAAAGAAGATGTATCGCCATTTATTGATTTGAATACTGCAAATATTATCGCAATTAGCAACTTGGTTGATGATAAAGTTGAAAACTTTGAGACTGATAATAGATGTAAAATTCCAGGAAGTGATCCAAATTCTGGAATATATGAAACTAAAAAAATATCTTTGGAGTTCCCAGCAAACTCACTTTATGTTCAATTTGATGGACATAAATTTGCTGGAGCAGATATTCGAGTTATGTATAAACTTTATAGAAATGATAATTCAGATTTTCAACAAATTTATACTCCATTTAATACTGATGGATCACCAGACAAAACAGTAAATTCAAATAACAATTTAAATCAATTTAGTGAATATAAATTTACTGCAGAAAATCTACCACAATTTAATGGATTTATGATTAAGGTTATTATGACCTCTAATGATCAATCAAAACCACCTAGAATTAAAAACTTTAGGTCAATTGCTCTTCGTTCATATGCAGCAGAATGAATAATTATTTAATAGTAGAAACTGATAGAAATTTAATTAGAGATTTAGATTCTAATGCAATTGTAAATAAAAACAAAAATGAATATGATCAATTTTTAAAAATATCAGAACAAAAATATAAAGAAAAAAAAGAATTTGAAGATTTAAAAAATGAAGTCAATTTAATAAAAAGTGATTTAAGTGAAATTAAATCACTTTTAACTTTTATTGTGAATAAATGACTTATAAATAACTTAGAAAGATTTTAATTTAATGTAATAATGTCTGCATATGTTAGTAACATAATTATTGATGCTGGAAGTGACTTTTCTCAAACTTTTTATCTTGAGCAATCTACAAATTCACCATTAAATTTATCTGGGTATACTGGAGCATCTTTAATAAAAAAGCACCCAGCAGCATTAAAAACTATTGCAGCATTTGTAGTTTCATTTCCAAATAGAATCAATGGAGAAATTGTATTATCTTTGGGATCGACTATTACTTCCACGTTAAAACCTGGAAGATATTGTTATGATGTATTATTGAATAGTGGTACTAATGTTAAAACCAGAGTAATTGAAGGAAGTGCTATTGTTACTGCTGGAATTACTACTTAACAAAAATGTCAGATATCAAAGTAAGAGTTGGATCACAAAATGCAATAAAAGTTATATCTACAGTTTCCGGAAAAACTGAAGGACGATTTCCCGGAGATTTAGTAGTAGAAGGAAATACATTTTTGGGAAATGATTCCAATGATGTATTATCTGTTATTGGAATTGCAACATTCGTTGGAAATATTACTCAAACAGGAACATTTACAAATTTTGGTGGGGCAATAATTGATGAAATTAGCATTTTTTCAAATGTAATTTCAACAAAATCTGGCACTGGAAATGTACTTTATATTGATCCATATCCAGATGGTTTGAGTAATGAAGGAAAAGTTGTAATTAAAGGTGATTTGCAAGTTGATGGAACTACAACCACAGTTAATTCAAGCATAATAAGCACAAACGAAACTATTTTAAATCTTGGTGATATTACAAGTATTAGAACTGTTATTTCTCCAGTCTCTTCTGGTGTAAGTACAATTTCATTGGATTCTATCATAGGTATTAATACTGGTGATATTATTTCTGGTTCAAATAGTCTTCCAATTTCATCTACAGACAGAACAATTGTTGGATATAATCCAACAACAAAAGTTATTACCATACAGGGATCTACATTTTCAAGTATTTCTACCACAACCCAATTAACTATACAGCATTTTTATGACACAAATACAGATAGAGGTATTTCATTCGAATACAATACATCATCTGGTGTCGAAAATTATAAAAAAGGATTTTTTGGATTTAAAGATAATAGCGGTTACTTTACTTTTATTCCAGATGCTACATTTACAAATAGTGTAGTAACTGGAACTAAAGGAACATTAGATATTGGTGCAATTTATTTAAATTTTGCATCTTCTGGTATTAGTACTAGAGGAGTATCTTATTTTGATTCATTTGGAAAATTAGTAAGTACAAATTCGCCAGAAATTGGATATGCAAGAACATCTAATTATATTCTAACCACAAATGATTCAAATGTTCCTGTTTGGACTAATATATTAGATGGAGGATCTTTTTGATATGGATAGTCAAGTTGATGTCAATATTTTAATTAATGTGTACAATCAAAAAATATCTTCATTGATAAATCAAAATATTTTATTAGAAGCAAAAATTAAATCAAATTTAAAAGACTACGAAGAAGAAAAAAACACTCTTCTTATAAAAAATCTTGAACTGCAAAAAAAATATGATGAATTGAATAAATCAAAGCAAAAAAATCAAAATGATCAAGATAAATACGAATAGGCGGAAATTTAAAAATGTCTCAACCATCATCTCGTCAAGGTTTAATCGATTACTGCTTGAGAAAGCTTGGTTATCCAGTTTTAGAAATTAATGTTGATGATGATCAAATAGATGATTTAGTTGATGATGCCATTCAATACTACAATGAGAGGCATTATGATGGAATTGAAAGGGTTTATTTAAAACACAAATTAGATAAAGATCAAGTAAATACATTAAGAACCGGGGTTACAACTTCAACTGCATCATCAAATGTTGGAGTAACTACAGTATCATACACAGAAACAAATAATTTTTTACAACTTCCAGATTATGTTATTGGAGTCAACAACGTATTTAAAGTTGATTCTAGTACTATTTCTAGTGGATTATTCAATATTAAGTATCAAATATTTTTAAATGATTTATATTATTATGGAGCATTAGATCTTTTAAATTATTCAATGACAAAAACTTATTTGGAAGATTTGAGTAGACTTCTAACACCAGATGTTCAAATAAGATTTAATAAAAAAAATCATAGGTTATATATGGATATTGATTGGGCACAAATGAGTGATACAAATTATTTAATATTTGATTGCTACAGAATGATAAATCCATCAGACACGCCAAAAGTATATAATGATTTTTGGTTAAAAAAATATTTGACATCTTTAATTAAAAGACAATGGGGTCAAAATATGATTAAATTCCAAGGAGTTATGCTTCCTGGTGGTGTTCAACTAAATGGTAGACAAATTTATGATGATGCAGTTGCAGAAATAGATGAAATTGAGAAGCAACTTAAGTACGAATACGAATTGCCCCCAATGGATATGATCGGATAATATTATGTCACCACTTAATCCATTTTTTTTACAAGGTTCTGCAAGTGAACAAAGACTGGTTCAAGATTTAATTAATGAACAATTGAGAATGTATGGGCAAGATGTAGTATATCTTCCTAGAAAAATTATTAATAAAAAAACTGTCATTAAAGAAGTAGTTGCATCAAAATTTGATGATTCTTTTAGAATTGAAGCATATTTGATGAATTATCAAGGATTTGGCGGTCAAGGAGATATATTATCAAAATTCGGAGTTCAAACTACAGATCAACTTACTTTAATAATATCAAAAGAAAGATATGAAGATTTCATATCTCCATTTTTAACTGGAGATGAACAAATAGAATTAACAACAAGACCAGAAGAAGGAGATTTGATATATTTACCATTAGATAATACAATTTTTGAAATTAAATATGTAGAAGGAAAAGCACCATTCTATCAGTTGAATAATTTGTATGTTTATGAATTGAGATGTGAAGTATTTGACTATGCATCTGACGATATTATTGATACTTCTATATCTGAAGTTGATGAATCCGTAGAAAATTTTGGATATATAACAACAATCAATATGGTTGGTGCTTCTGCAACTTCAGCATCAGCATCTGTAAGTTTATCCAATATTACTGGAAAATCAGTTTCGAGTATAGATCTAATTAATGATGGAACTGGATATTTGTCCACCCCTATTGTTTCAATTTCAACTTCACCAAATGGTATTTCAGCAACAGCAGTTGCAATTATGACGTATCGTTCTGGACAAACTGGAAATTCTATTGATAAGATTTTAATAATCAACCCAGGATATGGATATACAATTGAACCAACAGTAACAATAAAATCAAATTCTGGTTCTGGAGCAATTGCAAGTGCAATTATTTCTAGTGGTTCACTTTCAAGTATTAGCATAATTAATACTGGATTTGAATATTCATCAGCACCAATAGTTTCAATTTCTACTGCTCCTCATGGTGGAACAAATGCCTCTGCAGTATCAACTATAAATTCAGATGGAGAAGTTACTTCCATAAGATACATCAATGCTGGTGCTGGATATACAATAGCACCAAATATCACATTCACATCACCTTCTGATAGTTCATTTGGAAATTATAAATTTAATGAAAATGTGAGGGGAGTTTCCACAGGAACAACTGCTTATGTATCTAAATGGGATTCTGTCAATAGAAAACTTGAAGTTAAAGTTACTAATGGAACATTTGCAGTTGGAGAAACTATTGTTGGTCTGGGAACAACTAATGGTTATAGTGCAAGTTATAAAGTTTTATCAATAGAAAGAGATGATTTGTATGATACATATGCAGAAAATATTCCTATAGAAAATGAAGCGGATAATATTCTCGATTTCAGCGAAAGAAACCCCTTTGGAGATTATTAAATCTAAATAATTAATAAAACTTTTAATATTATGTTTGGACAATACTACTATCACGAAATAATTAGAAAGACTATCATTGCTTTTGGTACTCTTTTTAATACTATTGACATCAAGCATAAAACACAAAGTAATGAAGACTATAGTATTATTAGAGTTCCAATTGCTTATGGTCCAACAGAAAAGTTTCTTGCTAGATTAGAACAAAAACCAGATTTAAGAAAAAGAGTATCAATAACACTTCCGAGAATGTCATTTGAAATGACCAGCATTCGTTATGATAATAGTAGAAAAATTTCTACTATGCAAACATTTAAAGTATTAAATCAAGATAATAAAACTATAAAAAAAATGTTTATGCCTGTTCCATATAATATAGGCATACAACTTTCTATCATGACTCAATATAATGATGATGCTCTGCAAATCGTAGAACAAATTTTACCTTATTTTCAACCATCATTTAATCTTTCTGTAGATTTAGTATCTTCTATTGCAGAAAAAAGAGATATTCCAATGATTTTGGAAGATGTATCATTCAAAGATAATTATGACAGTGGATATGAAGAAAAAAGAACTATAATTTATACATTAGACTTTACAGCAAAAACTTATCTATTTGGTCCAATTCCAAATTCCGATGAAGGATTTATTAAAAAAGTACAAGTTGATTATTATAGCAACACAAATACTAAAAATGCTTCCAGACAACTTAGATACGTCGCGGAACCAAGAGCAACAAAAGATTATGATGAAGATAATACTACAACATTAGCAGAAAATATTGATAATCAAATTACAAAATTTAATGTTGGAGACACCACAAATCTGTCTATTGATGATTATATTCAAATTGATACTGAATCAATGTTAATTAAATCAATTGACGGAAATACATTGACTGTAGTGAGAGGAAAAGACAACACACTTATTGAATCTCACATTAATGGAAGTTATATTAATTTAATCAATTCTTTAGATAATGATTTAATAGAACAAACTGATGATTTTGGATTTAGTGAATATCGTTATGATTATAACGATGGAAAAGTGTACAGTCCAACTAAAGGTACTGATGTATGAATAATAAATTTGATGATATAAATGAAGCATTGGAGATAGAAGCAACTCCAATAGAAAAAAAACTTGTAAAAAGATCTTCATCAAAATTATCTAGACCAATAGATATCAATGATTTGGATGCAGATTATGAGTATACAAGAGGGCATTATTATGCGTTATTGGAAAAGGGACAAGAAGCCATTGATAGTATATTAGAACTAGCACAAAATTCAGAAAAAGCAAGAGATTTTGAAGTCGCACTTCAAGGAATTAAAAACATTGCCGATGTTGCTGATAAACTTATGGATCTACAACAAAAAAATAAAAAAATAAGAGAAGAAGAAACAAAACGACCATCTACAGTAAATAATTCTGTATTCATTGGTTCAACAGCAGATCTTCATAAATTAATTAAAAATGGGTTCAACTCTGAAGATAAAACTAAATAATAAAAGGTAGAGAAAAAACAATGAGCACTAACTCTTTTAAAAATTGGAGATTCATTACAGATATGATGATTTGCAATTCTATCATATCGGAAGATTATGAATTTTCAATGGCAAGAAGTGAGTTGAAAACTGCAAAAAGTGCAATTGATAGATTATTGAAAAAATTGAACGGTGAAGGAAATTTAGAAGCTTGGATACAATCAAAAATCACAAAAGCTGCTGATTATATTGATACTGTTGCTGACCATATGGATAGTGGAGAGTCAGAAACAGAAGTTAATGAGCAATTAAAACCACACAAAACGGTAGAGCAGATTGCAAGGAAACATCGTATGGATGTCTCGGATATTCAGAAGCAACTTGATATGGGTGCTCCAATTGAACACGAGCACACAAAAGATAAAACTTTAGCAATTGATATTGCTCTTCAACATCTTGATGAAATTCCAGATTATTATACTCGTTTAAAAAAAATGGAAGCATCTGCAAAAAAAGAACATAAAAAGTTCAAAGATGTTAAAGAGACCGTAACAATTGAAGATGCGAAAGGAAATACATTTTTAGAAATTATTGATTTAATTAAACCAGAAAAAATGAAAGGTGTTAGTGAAGAAACTGCATCTGGAGATGAATCTCTCCACGATTGGTTTGCAAAATCAAGTGGAACAAATCCAAAAACGGGAAAAAAAGTAAAAGGATGGCCTCAAATTGGTGGAAAGTTTGCTGGTGCTCCTTGTGCCCGTCAACCAGGACAAACTACTAAACCAAAATGTGGTTCATCAAAAATGGCTGCAAATATGTCCGATGATGAAGAAGATGCCGCAGCAAGAAGAAAAAGAAAGGAAGATCCAAATCCAAATAGAACAGGACAAGCAAGAAATGTTAAGACCGAAGAATTTGTAAACGAGGATGCTTGTAAAGAAAAAGTAAAATCTCGTTATAAAATTTGGCCTAGTGCTTATGCTTCTGGAGCAGTTGTAAAATGTCGTAAAGTTGGTGCTGCAAATTGGGGAACAAAATCTGAAAGTACTGATTCACTTGGGGGTGATTGGCATACTCCAATTCGTGAAAGAGCAGATAGATATTGTCCAAAATGTGAAAAACTCGAAAGAAGAACAGAATGTAAGTATGGTACAAAATATTGGGATATGTTCTCCTTACCAGCAGAGATAATTAGTTCAAAAAAAGATTATAATATAACAATGCCGTATCCTGCAAATGAATCAGCAACAATTGAAGATATAGATGAAAACTATCTACGAATACAAACTCGCGGAACAACTTATAGTATACTACTAAATTGGAGAGGGAAATATATTACATCACAGATGTTTTTTCCGCAATTTACAAGACCAACGAAAAAACAAGTTACGGATGAAGTGAGAAAAATTTATCCAAATGCAATTGTCTTGTCATTTAATCCATCCACAAAAGACCCAACAAAACCATTATTATTTACTGGAGATGCAAATGGACCCAAACAGTATTGAACTTCACAATTTAAGTAAAATATTTGAATATGAAAAAATTTCAAGAACAATAGATAATTGTGATGATATAAAGTTTTTAAAAAATCTTTCTAAATCTTTTATTAAACTTTACTTTAAACAACAAGAAACATTAACCGCAATAGAAGCAAATATAAAAATAAATGATGGTTGAAAAACATTATAAAGGAAATCCCAATTTAAAAGCTGAAAACGTTCAAATTGAATTTACTAAAGAAAATATTGAAGAGTATATAAGATGTAAAGAAAATCCAATATATTTTGCAAAAAAATATGTAAAGATTGTTTCATTGGATCATGGATTAGTTCCGTTTGATATGTATGATTTCCAAGAGGAACTGATTAAAAATTTTCATTATAATAGATTTAACATCGCAAAACTCCCCAGACAAACTGGAAAATCGACGACTGTTGTATCATATCTTCTTCACTATGCTCTTTTTAACGATAATATAAGAATTGCAATTCTGGCAAATAAAGCAGAAACTGCTAGAGAACTTTTAGGTAGGTTGCAATTATCTTATGAAAATTTACCAGATTGGTTGCAGCAAGGTGTAGGTTCTTGGAACAAAGGTTCTTTGGAACTTGAAAATGGATCTAAAATTGTAGCAGCATCCACATCATCATCTGCTGTTCGAGGAAATTCTTTTAATATCATTTTCTTGGATGAATTTGCATTTATTCCAAATCATATTGCAGAACAGTTTTTCTCTTCTGTATATCCTACTATTTCTTCGGGACAAAGCACAAAAGTTATTATCATTTCAACTCCCAACGGGATGAACATGTTTTATAAACTTTGGCATGATGCGGAGAGAGGAAAGAATGGTTATATTCCACTAGAAGTTCATTGGTCTGCGGTGCCTGGAAGAGACGCAGAGTGGAAACGACAAACGATTGCGAATACTTCCGAAAGACAGTTTACGCAAGAGTTTGAGTGCGAATTTCTTGGGTCTGTTGATACTTTAATTGCTCCATCAAAACTTAGATCAATGGTCTACGAAGATCCATTGAAAAAAAATAAAGGACTTGATGTATATTATGAACCAATTGAAGAAAATAGTTATTTGATGACGGTTGATGTTTCTAGAGGAATGAGTAATGATTATTCTGCATTTGTAGTTTTTGATATAACCACATTTCCATATAAAGTTGTTGCAAAATATAGAAATAATGAAATAAAACCCATGCTTTTTCCAAACATTATACAAGATGTCGCAAAAGCATATAATAAATGTTTTGTTTTAGTTGAAGTCAATGATATTGGAGAACAAGTATCAACAATACTTCATTTTGATTTGGAATATGATAATATTTTAATGTGTTCAATGAGGGGCAGAGCAGGACAATTAGTTGGGCAAGGATTTTCTGGAAAAAAATCTCAACTTGGAGTGAAAATGTCCAAAACTGTAAAAAAAGTTGGATGTTCAAATTTAAAGACAATCATAGAAGATGATAAATTAATAATCAGTGATTATGATATTATTAGCGAATTGACCACTTTTATTCAAAAAAATCAATCATTTGAAGCAGAGGAAGGTTGCAATGATGATTTAGCCATGTGCTTAGTAATTTTTGCTTGGTTGGTTGTTCAAGATTATTTTAGAGAAATGACGGATAATGATGTCCGCAAAAGAATATATGAAGAGCAAAAAGATCAAATTGAAGCGGACATGTCTCCATTTGGATTTATTATAGATGGACTCAATGAAGAAACTTCATTTGTCGATGTTGATGGTGATAGGTGGCACATTGATGAATATGGAGATAGATCATATATGTGGGAATATAATTAAAAATTAGTATTTTATAAATATTTCTAGACAAAAATGAAACTTCTTCAGAGGGAAAAACATGTCGCTAAACTTAGTATCTCCGGGCGTCAAAACGAGAGAAGTTGACTTAACAATTGGGAGAATTGATGCAATCAATGATCAAGTCGGCGCTATAGCAGGACCATTTGAGAAAGGACCAGTAAATGTTCCTATCTTAATTGAAACTGAAAACGATCTTCTTAAAACATTCGGTAAGCCTCTTTCGACTGATGCTCAATATGAGTACTGGTTAGGTGCGTCATCATATCTTTCTTATGGTGGCATTCTTAGAGTTATTAGAACAGATGGAGACAATTTAAATAATTCAAATGCTGGTGTTTCCGTAGCATCAACTACGCTTAAAATTTCCACATATGAAGATTACATCAATAACCAACAAACTGCAACATCTTGGTACTATGCTGCCAAGAATCCAGGAAAGTGGGCAAATAATTTAAAAGTTTGCACGATTGATGCTTTTGCTGACCAAACTATTTCAGGCATATCAACTACTGGTGTATCTGTTGGAATGGGAATCACCCAGTCAATTGATGGTAGAGTGATTGCTGGTGCAGGATCAACTTCTTCTGCTACTGGTTATTTGAGAGGAATTATCACTGGTGTAGGTGCAAGTGAACTGTATGTAAAAGTATCTGAAACAGTTTCTGGAACAACAGTTTCGCAAATTGCTTATACTGAAGGAAGTACATATGCATTCCAAACTCCAACAACATCTACTGTATCAACAACAGTTGGAGTTGCAACAACTTCTGGTTTTTTGAGTGAATCGTTTGATGTTTCAATTACTGGAATCGTAACAACTGGAATTCTACTAGGTGATATTGTTTCTGGAACAAGTGTAGCAGCAGGAACAACGGTTGTTTCTATTGGAGCAAGTACAATTTTTGTTGACAAAACAATCACAGCAGGTATTGGAACAACAACGTTTACTTTTACAAGAGGTTCTACGTCATCAACTGTTTCAAATGCAATTCAAGTAATTACCACGGCAGGTGTAACAACTAGCTCAATTACTTCTGCTACATTGTCAGATTGGTATAACCAACAAACTTTAGGTCTTACTAATACTATAGTTTATTGGAAATCTATTGCAGAAAAACCAAAAACTTCACAGTATTGTGTAGAAAGAAATGGTCGTAATGACGAATTCCACCTTGCAGTTGTAGATGATACTGGTTTAGTAACTGGTATTGCTGGAAATGTTTTAGAAAAATATACTTACTTATCAAAAGCACTTGATGGTAAGATTTCACCAACAGAACCAGTATACTATAAAGATTCCATTGCAAATAAATCTTCATATATTTTTGCTGGATATGCACCAACTGGAACTGCTACTGGATTTGCATTAACTACTGGACTTACCGCTACTGGAACTGGAAATTGGGGAGCAAATGCACAAGGAACTACATTTAGTGCTGCTGGAAATGTAACTTACAATTTGACTGGTGGTGTTGACTATTCTGCAAATGGTGGAATGAATGCGACACTTTCAAATATTATTTCATCTTATAATATTCTTACCAATCCAGCGGAATATTCAGTCAATTTCTTAATTTCTGGACCTTCTGGTGGTGCTACAATTTATGATTCACAATCAAAAGCAAATGCTTTAATTTCTATTGCAGAACAAAGAAAAGATTGCATTGCAGTTATTTCTCCACACAGAGATGGGGTTGTAAATGTTACCAACTCAGATACACAAACACAAAACGTTATTAATTTCTTTGATTCAATAACTTCATCTTCGTATGCAGTTTTTGATTCTGGATATAAGTATATGTTTGATAGATTTAATAACACCTTTAGATACGTTGCTTGCAACGCAGACATTGCTGGATTGATGGCTAGAACATCAATCAATCAATATCCTTGGTTCTCCCCTGCTGGTTCGTCCAGAGGTGGGATCAATGGTGCTGTAAAACTTGCTTACAATCCCTCACAAGCACAAAGAGATTTACTTTATCCAAAGAGAATTAATCCAATTATTTTCTCTCCTGGTGCTGGAATCATCTTATTTGGTGATAAGACTGCACTCTCTTATGCTTCTGCTTTTGATAGAATCAACGTTCGTCGTTTGTTTTTGACAATTGAAGGAACAATTGAAAGGGCAGCAAGATCACAACTTTTTGAATTCAATGACGTAATCACAAGATCAAACTTTATTAACATTGTTGAACCATATCTCCGCGATGTCAAATCAAAGAGAGGAATTACTGATTTTGTCGTTATCTGTGATGAGACAAATAATACTCCCGATGTGATTGATGGAAATCAATTCAGGGCTGATATTTTTGTAAAACCTGCAAGATCAATCAACTTCATTGGACTTACTTTCGTTGCTACTCGCACTGGAGTAAGTTTTGAAGAAGTCATTGGAAACGTTTAATCAACTAGAGGTAAAAAACAATGGCGAACAATCCAAATACAAAAGATAGAACCCTTGATCAATTCAAGGGAAGAATGCTTCAAGGTGGGGCGAGACCTAATTTATTTGAATGTGAATTATTTTTTCCAACAGAAGCAATTCCAACTGGTTCTACTCCAGATACATTATCCGATGCTACTAGATTTTTAATTAAAGCAGCAGCTCTTCCAGCATCAACTCTTGGTATTATTGATGTTCCTTTTAGAGGAAGAAATCTTAAAATTGCTGGAGATAGAACATTTGATCCTTGGACAATCACTGTTATTAATGAGGTTAATTTCGATATCAGAACTGCATTTGAAAGATGGATGAACTTAATTAACAAGCACGAAGATAATGCTGGATTGATCAATCCATTTGATTACCAACAAGATGCTTACGTCAAACAACTTGGAAGAGCAGGACTTAATGGAAATGTTCCAACCTCTGACACTCAACTTCCGGTATTGAAGCAATATAAGTTTTATGGGGTATTCCCAACTTCAGTAAGTGATATTGCAGTTTCTTATGATTCTTCAGATACAATTGAAGAATTTACTGTAGATCTCCAAGTTCAATGGTGGGATGCTCTTGATGAAGATGGCAATACTCAACTTGGAACAGGTTCATAAATACTAAAAAGTATTTAAATTTTTGATGGCTAAATTATTTGGTTTTAAAATACAGAATACTGGAGATGATAAGTACAAAAAACTTATTTCTCCAGTTGCTCCTAACGACGAAGATAAGTCAGATTTCTATATATCTAGTGGTTTTTATGGACAATATGTAGATATTGAAGGAGTATATAAAAACGAACAAGACTTGGTAAGAAGATATCGTGAGATGTCTCTTCATCCAGAGTGTGATAGTGCTATTGAAGATGTAGTAAACGAAGCAATTGTATCTGATGCAAATGATTCTCCAGTAGAAATTGATTTATCAAATCTTCCAGCATCAGATAAATTAAAAAAAATTATTCGAGAAGAATTTAAATATATTAAAGAAATATTGGATTTTGATAAAAAGTGTCATGAAATTTTTAGAAATTGGTATGTAGATGGAAGGATCTTCTATCATAAAGTAATTGATATGAAAGATCCAAGTTCTGGAATTAAAGAAGTAAGATTTATCGATCCATTAAAAATTAGGTTTATTCGCAAAGCAGAACAAATATCAAATAATAACCAATCTTCAATGTTTGTAAACAAAGAAGGTTTAGAACAATATCAAGCTCCAAAGATTGAAGAATATTATTTGTATGATCCAAATAGCCCAACTTCAAGTGGTGGAACAATTTCTTATAGAAATGAATCAAAAAGTGTAAAAATTGCAAAAGACTCAATTACATATGTAACTTCTGGATTGGTGGACAGAAATAAACAAACAATCCTTTCATATTTACATAAAGCAATTAAGGCACTCAATCAACTTCGAATGATCGAGGATAGTTTAGTTATCTATAGACTTTCTCGTGCTCCAGAACGTCGTATATTTTATATTGATGTTGGTAATCTTCCCAAGATTAAAGCAGAGCAATATTTACGAGATGTAATGAATCGTTATAGAAATAAACTTGTTTATAATGCCGATACTGGAGAAATTCGTGATGATCGTAAGCATATGGCAATGTTGGAAGATTTTTGGTTGCCTCGTAGAGAAGGTGGTCGTGGAACTGAAATCACTACACTTCCTGGTGGACAAAATCTTGGAGAACTTGCTGACATTGAATATTTTCAAAAGAAATTATACAAATCATTAAATGTTCCATCAAGTAGAATTGATGTTGGTGGTGGTGGTTTTAATTTAGGAAGATCATCAGAAATTTTAAGAGATGAATTAAAATTCACAAAATTTGTAGGAAGACTTAGAAAAAGATTTTCTGGAGTTTTTAATGATATGCTGAAAACTCAGCTCATTTTAAAAAATATTGTTACTCCAGAAGACTGGCAAATTTTAAATGATCATATTCAATATGATTATGTTTATGATAATCATTTTTCAAATCTTAAAGATAATGAACTTTTAAATGATCAGTTAGGTGTTGTTGCGGCAATGGAACCATATATTGGAAGATATTTTTCTGCAGAATACGTCAGAACTAAAGTATTAAAACAATCTGATACAGAAATGTTGGAAATTGATAAGCAAATCAAAAAAGAGATTGAAGATGGTATTATTCCAGACCCCAATCAACCAATAGATCCAACAACTGGAATGCCTATGCAAGATATGAATGGATCTATGGATTTGGGGCAACCAATGATGGAGCCGGGATTAGAAAATCAAGCAAAAGCAACGCAAGTTCAAATGCCAAAAGGTGGAGAGATATAAATAGTTTTTAGTTATTATATATCAAAACAGTATGGATGATTTACTAGATATGATTGTTTCTGATGAGTCTCCTTCACAAATTTCAGACAAAATCAAAGAAATTCTTTTTACAAAAAGTGCAGAAAGAGTTGAGGCAATGAGACCTCAAGTTTCTTCTAGTCTTTTTGGTGAACAAGATGCAGAAACATATGAAGATGATGATGAAGAAGATGAGGATTATGAAGATGATGAAGATTACACCGAGGATGAAGAATAATGACAGTACATAAAGCCGTTGGTCTTGGAAATTCTATTGCAATTACTTCTGGATCTGCAACAACTTCATCTGCACTATCTGTTCAAACAAAAGCATTAAGAGTTGTCGCAACTGCTCCAGCTTTTATTGCAATTGGAACAAATCCAACAGCATCAACAACGGATTATTATGTTCCAAGTGGAGGAACTGCAGTTCTTGCATTAAGTCCAGCATCACAAAGAGTTATTGGAATTACAACAGGAACTGTAACTACAATCACTTTTCCCGAAGGAACTGGATCACCATTTGAAGTTGGAGATTTTGTTTCTTTATCTTCTGTTGGGCAATCATATTATAACTTTACACACCAACCTGTAACAGCAGTTGATTCTTCAACTGGATATAGTGGTTATTATTCTACTAGAGTCAGTATTGGAACAAATACTTCAGGAATTGTAACTGCATTTTCTACTGATGCAAATTTAAGAAAATCTGTGAGAATATCAGCATATGGAGCAGGAGCAGGAGCTTTATATTATCAACAAGTTCAAATTTCTGGAGACGCATAAAAATGAAACTCATCACAGAAGAAGTACAAAAAGTTGAATTTATTGTTGAAGGAAAGGGTTCTGAAAAAAAAATGTTTATTGAAGGTATTTTCCTTCAAGGTGATCTAGAAAATAGAAATAAAAGACGTTACCCAACCCAGATTCTTGCTCGTGAAGTAAAAAGATATAATGAAGCATTTGTAGAAAAAGGTCGTGCTCTTGGAGAGTTGGGACATCCAGATGGTCCTACAGTAAATCTAGATAGAGTTTCTCACAAAATTGTTTCTCTAACTCAAGAAGGAAATAACTTTAGAGGAAAAGCACAACTTTTAGAAACACCAATGGGAAAGATTGCAAAATCTTTAATTGGCGAAGGAGTTATGTTGGGTGTTTCTTCTCGTGGTATTGGTTCATTAACTCCAACAAATGAAGGATACTCAGTAGTTGGAGAAGATTTTATGCTTGCTACTGCTGCTGATATTGTTGCTGATCCTTCTGCTCCAGATGCTTTTGTAAACGGTATTATGGAAGGAAAAGAATGGATTTGGGAAGGAACTGTTTTGAGAGAAAAAAATGTAAGTAATATTCAAAGAAGAATAAATACATTAGTTGATCAGAAGAGATTGGATGAACAAAAACTCAATCTGTTCAATGAATTTCTATCAAATTTATAATTTATAAATAAATATAGATTTAACACAGGTTTAATCGGAGAGTTCAAATGTCCCGTGGTAACAATTTACAAGAAATGGAAACAGGCACTTCACAATCTCGTACTGCTGTAAATGCTAATGCAAAAGCAGGCGATCCAATGCAGAAATTAGATGCAGGAGCTGTTGCTGGTCAAACCGGCAGTTGGGAAGATCTTGGTGGTCCCACCCCAGAGAATTACAAATCAACTGATGATTCAGCAAAATTAAAAACTCCTGGAGCAACTCTTAAGCAAGTTAAGGACGTTATCAACAAAGGCGCAAAACCTGCTGAAGCAATGAAGGGAATGAAAGAAGAGGAAGAACTCGAAGATGAAGATCTTCTTTCAGAAGAAGAAGAGAAAGAAGATAGCGAAGAGGATGACGATGAAGATAAGAAAGAGAAAAAATCCAAAAAGTCAAAAGACGAAGAAGATGATGACGAAGAAGAAGATGATACTCCTATGAAAGAAGCATATGACATCGAAGAAGATGTCAATGCTCTTCTAGGTGGAGAAGATCTTTCTGAAGAATTCAAAGAAAAGGCAAAAATTATATTTGAGTCTGCAATCAATTCAAAGATCGTCGAAATTCAAGAATCACTAGAAGCACATTATGAAGCTCAATTAATTGAGCAAGTTGAAGATATGAAAGTTCAACTTGCCGAAAGAGTTGATGCATATCTCGAATATGTATCCGATGAATGGATGCAGGAAAATGAACTTTCAGTAGAAAGGGGACTCCAGGCAGAAATGACTGAATCTTTCCTTTCTGGTCTGAAAGGACTTTTTGAAGAACATTATGTAACAATCCCTGAAGATAGATATGATGTACTTGAGAGTATGGTAGACAAACTTGATGAAATGGAGACAAAACTCAATGAGCAAATTTCAAAGAACGTTGCTCTTAATCAAAAACTAGCAGAATCAGTTGCTGATGTAATTTTCAGTGATATTTCTGAGGGACTTGCAGTTTCACAGAAAGATAAACTTGCTTCTCTAGCAGAAAGTGTTGAGTTTGAAAGTGAAGAAGACTATCGTGAGAAACTAGTAACATTGAGGGAAGCATATTTTCCCAAGAATACTGGCACTCAAAGAGATCATTCAGAAACATTAACTGAAGAAGGTTCAACTTATAATCAACCAGTTTCTGGTTTGATGGAATCATATCTTCAGACTCTGAATAGAGTTTCAAAAAAGTGATTTTTAAATCATAAATCAAACTAACAAATTTCCAAAAGAGGCAAAACAAATGCAAATGTTCAATGCAGAACAATTGCAGGAAAAGTGGGCACCACTTCTAAACTATGAGGGTCTTGATAAAATCAAAGACTCACATCGTAGAATGGTAACTGCAGTCCTGCTAGAAAACCAAGAAAAATTCTTAAGAGAGGAGCGTGATTTCCTCTATGAAGGACCAACCAACTCAGCTGGAACTGGTGGTTTCTCAAACACTGGAACTGGTGCAGTTGCTACTGGTCCAGTTGCTGGTTTTGATCCAGTTCTTATTTCATTGATCAGACGTTCAATGCCTAACCTGGTCGCTTATGACCTCGCAGGTGTTCAGCCAATGAATGGTCCTACCGGACTTATCTTCGCAATGCGTTCACGCTACGGAACAAATAGAACAACTGGAGCTGAAGCATTCTTCAATGAAGCAGATACTTCATTCTCTGGAGAAAACGCAGCACAAAACCTCACAGGTTCCTTCACTGATGTCGCTGCTGGTTTTGGTACTACTTCGAACCCAGCAGGAACAAATCCAGGTCTTCTTAACCCAGTTGGAACTGCAGTAACCGCTAGCTACGCTACCGGACAAGCAATGAATACTGGCGATGCTGAATCACTCGGTGAAGCTGGTAACATATTCAACGAAATGGCTTTCTCAATCGAGAAAGTTACCGTTACTGCAAAATCACGCGCACTGAAAGCTGAGTATTCACTAGAACTCGCTCAAGACCTCAAGGCAATTCACGGTCTAAATGCAGAAGCAGAACTTGCTAACATTCTCTCAACTGAAATCCTCGCTGAAATCAACAGAGAAGTTATTCGTACAATCTATAAGGTTGCAGAGCAAGGTGCTGCCGTTAATACTGCTACCTCTGGTATTTTTGACCTTGACGTTGACTCCAATGGTCGTTGGTCAGTTGAGAAGTTCAAAGGACTTCTATTCCAAATTGAGCGCGATGCTAACGCAATCGCACAAAGAACTCGTAGAGGAAAGGGTAATATGATCCTCTGCTCGGCAGACGTTGCTTCGGCACTCACCATGGCAGGTGTTCTTGATTACACCCCAGCACTTAATGCTAACCTCAACGTTGATGACACTGGTAATACCTTTGCTGGTGTTCTTCAGGGCAAGTATCGTGTATATATTGACCCATATTCGGCAAACGTATCTGCTAACCAATACTACGTTGTTGGTTATAAGGGATCTTCACCTTATGATGCAGGTCTCTTCTATTGCCCATATGTACCTCTCCAAATGGTACGTGCCGTTGGTCAGGACACCTTCCAGCCAAAAATTGGATTCAAGACTCGTTATGGTCTTGTTGCTAATCCATTCGCTGAAGGAACTACTCAAGGTTCTGGTCGTCTTCTTGCTAACGCAAACCGTTACTACAGAAGAGTCCGCGTTGACAATTTAATGTGAGCCATTGGTTCACACATTACTGGAGGGTCCTTCGGGACCCTCTTTTTTTATGCAAATAAATACAAATAAAAATGTCACAGACACCGTTCTCAAAACAATTATCAAATAGAAATTACTTATCTCCAGCTGGGTTTAAATTTTCTATTACAAAGATTCCAAAAGCAGATTTTTTTTCTAATTCTGCAAATATTCCTGGAATCAATCTTGGAGTTGCAATGCAACCAACTTACCTAAAGGATATTCCTGTTCCTGGTGATAAAATAACTTATGATGATTTGTCTTTTAGTTTTTTTGTAGATGAAAATTTAGAAAATTATCTTGAAGTCCATAAATGGATAAGAGGGCTTGGATATCCAGAAAGTATTCAAGAATTTTCTACATTAAAAGAAAATGATCAATATTTTCCCACCAATTCAGCAAAAAATCCATATAACGAATATTCTGATGCTTCTTTGTCTATCTACAACAGCAATTTCAATATAATTGCACAAATACATTTTAAAGATGTATTTCCTGTGAGTTTATCTCCTGTGGATTTTGATGCAAAATCAGGTGATATCAATTATGTTGAAGCAGAGGTCACTTTTAAGTATTCTATATATGATATAGTTGTTTTATGATTTATGAACATTGATGAGATTCAATTATTATGGGAAGAAGATTCAAAAATAGATCAAGACAATCTCCACACGGAGTCATTAAAAATACCTTCACTTCACGCAAAATATTATAAAATTTACAATAATACGTTAACTCTCAAAAAATCTCAAGAAAACAAGTATAAAATTTTAAAAAAAGAAAAATGGCAATATTACACTGGAAAATCCGATCCTGATGTTTATATTAAAAATCCATTTGATCATAAAGTTTTAAAGCAAGATATAGACAAATATCTTGATGCTGATGAAGAATTAATTATTTGTTTAACAAAAATTGAATATTATCAAATGATGATCAATTATTTGGAAAGTATTTTAAAAACAATATTAAACAGAACATATCAATTAAAAAATGCCATTGAATGGTCAAAATTTGTTGCAGGATATAGTTAAAATATGGCCGACATTATTATTAAAAAGAAGAACGAAATTTTCCTCACATTAAAAGCAGAACCACATATATTTCAAGAATTGTCAGATCATTTTACTTTTGAAATTCCTGGTGCAAAGTTTATGCCGCAATATCGCAGCAAACATTGGGATGGTAAAATAAGATTATTTTCTACACATAATGGTGAAATTTATGTTGGTCTTTTAGATAAAATCATTTCTTGGGCAAAAAATCATGAATACTCAATTGAGTTTGAAAATAATAAATTTTATGGAACTCCATTTGAAGAAAATGAGATGATCTCATATGAAGGAGTTTCTGATTATATGAATAAAATTTCAAAACATAAACCAAGAGATTATCAAATTGATGCTGTTTGTGATGCATTGAAATATAATCGCAAACTTTTAATATCCCCAACTGCTTCAGGAAAATCTTTAATGATTTATTCTGTTGTTAGGTATTATATTGAATCAAATAAAAAAATTTTACTTATTGTTCCAACAACTTCTCTCGTGGAACAAATGTATAAAGATTTTGAAGATTATGGATGGAATGCAAAAGAATATTGTCATAAAATTTATTCAGGTAAAGAAAAAACAACCGATCTTCCTGTAGTGATTACAACTTGGCAATCAATATACAAATTGGATAGAAAATTTTTTAAAAATTTTGAAGTTGTAATCGGAGATGAAGCACATCAATTTAAATCAAAGTCATTAATCAGCATTATGACTAAGTTGGATAATGCAAAGTACAGATTTGGATTTACTGGAACTTTAGATGGATCACAGACTCATAAATGGGTTTTGGAAGGTCTATTTGGTCCTAGTTATAAAGTAACTCAAACAAAGGATTTAATAGATAAAGGACATTTATCAAAATTACAAATTCGTGTTCTTTTGTTAAAACATAATGAACAGCAATTTAATGATTATGAAGAAGAAATTCAATATATTATCAATCATCAAAAAAGAAATAATTTTATTAAAAATCTTGTAAATGATTTAAAAGGAAATACATTGGTTCTTTTTAATCGTGTTGAATCTCATGGAACTCCTCTTTATGAATTAATAAATAAATCAGTAGATAAGAATCGTAGAGTATTTTACGTTCATGGTGGAATAAGCACAGAAGAAAGAGAAAAAGTAAGAGAAATTACAGAAAAAGAAAGTAATGCAATTATTGTTGCTTCTTATGGAACATTCTCAACTGGAATCAATATTAAAAATTTGCACAATGTAGTCTTTTCTTCTCCAAGCAAATCTAGAATAAGAAATCTACAATCTATAGGCAGAGTTTTAAGGAAAGGAGATAGCAAAACAAAAGCTATTCTTTATGATATTGCCGATGATATGACTTACAAATCAAGAAAAAATTATACATTAAATCATTTAATTGAAAGAATAAAAATTTATAATGAAGAAAAATTTAACTATGAAATTATACAAGTTAATTTTAAAGAAAAATGAACGAAGACTTTTACGCAGCTATAAAATTAATATCTGGTGAAGAAATATTTTCTAAAGTATGTTCTTGTGAAGAAAAAGATAAAACTATTTTAATTCTTGATACTCCAGTAGTTATTGAAACAATTAATATTCGTCAATTGGGAGTTAATGCAGTTCGTGTTAATCCTTGGTTAAAATATGCAAATGATTCAATTTTAGTCATTAATATGGACAGAATAATTACAATTACTGAAATAAATGATGAATCAATAATTAAAGTATATAATAAATTTTTGAGAGATAAAGATAAAAAATCTTCTATGAGTAATATTAGTCCTAATATGGGATTTTTATCATCTATTGCTGAAGCAAGAGTATCTTTGGAGAAGTTATATAAAAATAATTAAAGCTATAATTGATCTTCAACCCTAACAGAGTGATTATAGGCATATTCAAACTGTTTGTCAACTATTTACTTGATGTGCTATAATAAACCAAAACTAGTAAGACTTATAAATGAAAGAAAAGAAAAAAAATCCCAATTATGTTAATAATAAAGATTTTCATGATGCATTGATTACTCATAAGAGAAAAATGGATGAGTCAAAAGCTAATGGACTTCCACCGCCAAGAATTTCCAATTATCTTGGAGATTGCTTTTTGAAAATTGCTACTCATTTATCATATCGTCCTAATTTTGTAAATTATATGTTTCGTGATGATATGATTTCTGATGGTGTGGAAAATTGTGTTCAATATATTAATAATTTTGATGTTAATCGTTCAAATCCGTTTGCTTACTTTACTCAAATTGTTTGGTATGCTTTTTTGAGGCGTATTTCTAGAGAAAAGAGACAAATGGAAATTAAAGATAAAATTATTGAACGCAGTGGATTTGAAGAGGTATTTACTGCTGATGAAGGATACAATAGATCAAATTACAATACAATTAAAGACAATATTCAAATTAAATTAAATCAATGAAGATTGGATTGATTACTGATACTCATTATAATTTTAAAAAAGCAAATAAATCTTTTCATGATTATTTTGCAAAATTTTACAATGACATATTTTTTCCTACTTTAGAAAAACATAAAATTCAAACTGTCATTCATTTGGGCGATGCTTTTGATAGTCGCAAAGGTGTTGATTATTGGGCTCTTGATTGGGCGAAAAAAAATGTTTATGATAGATTTCAAGATTTAGGAATTACTGTTTATAATATTGTAGGAAATCACGATGCTTATTATAAAAACAGTAATGAAATTAATTCTATAGATACACTTCTTCAACAATATTATAATGTAGTTAAAGTTTCCAGACCAACAGAATATATTATTGAAGGAATGAAAACAGTTCTTCTTCCTTGGATATGCGCCGATAACGAAAAAGAAACTTTTGATCTTCTTGAAAAAACAGAAGCAAAAGTTATTTTTGGTCATCTTGAATTAAATGGATTTACAGTTTATCCAGGACAATATCAACAGGATGGATTGGATAAAAAAGTATTTCAAAAGTTTGATAGAGTTTATTCGGGCCATTATCATACTCGTAGTGATGATGGTAAAATTTTTTATATTGGAAATCCATATCAAATGTTTTGGAATGATGTAAATGATGTAAGAGGATTTCATATTTTTGATACTAATGAATATGAATTGGAAAAATTTGATAATCCGTATAATATTTTTGAAAAAATATATTATGATGAGACGGATTATAAAAAATTTAATACTTCATATTTGACAAATAAAATGGTTAAGATAATTGTTAGAAAAAAAGAAGATCATTTGATGTTTGATAAGTTTGTAGACAGTATACTTAAAGTAAATCCATTGGAACTTAAGATATCTGAAAATATTGATGTTTTTGATGATGATGTAGATTGTTCTGATATTACCACGGAAGATACATTGAGTATTTTGGATAAATATGTTCAAGAAGCAGACTTTGATTTAAATAAAGATATGATAAAAAAACTTCTACGAGATGTATACAAAGAAGCATTAGAAATAGAATAATGTTTATACTTACTATCAAAGAAAAGGAAAATGAAGGAGCATATGCAGTAATTGATGATGATGGCGAAAAGGCATTGTATTTTTTTGAAGAAGAAGATGATGCCGAAAGATATGCTGGTCTTTTGGAAGCAGAAGATTATCCAAAAATGGCTGTAATTGAAGTTGAAGATGAACCAGCAATAAAAACTTGTGAGATGTATGGATATCATTATGTTATAATTACCCCAAATGAACTTGTAATACCTCCGCGAGAAAATGATTTTATTCAAGCAAATAACTTATCGTAATTTTTTATCATCAGGAAACCAACCAACTCAAATTAAATTTACAGAACATCCAACTACATTAATTGTTGGTGCAAATGGATCCGGAAAAAGCACAATGTTAGATGCTTTGTGTTTTAGTTTGTTTAATAAAGCATTTCGTAAAATTACAAAAGGGCAATTAGTCAATTCAACTAACGAAAAAGAATGTTTGGTTGAAATTGAATTTAGTATTGGAACAAAAGAGTATAAAATTGTAAGGGGAATTAAACCAAATATTTTTGAAATTTGGATTGATGGTGTTTTGCAAAATAAAGCTGCAGCATCTACAGATCAACAAAAACAATTAGAAGATAATATTTTAAAATTAAATTATAAGTCATTTACTCAAATTGTAATTTTGGGTAGTGCTTCTTTTGTGCCATTTATGCAACTATCTACGGCAAATCGTAGAGAAGTCGTAGAAGATTTGTTGGATATTAAAATTTTTTCTGCGATGAATGCGGTAATTAAAGACAGAATTAAAAATACAAATGATAAAATCAAAGAACTTTCTTTAAAGCAATCCATGACCGAAGAAAAGGTTGAGATGCAAAAAGATTTTATTGAAAGTATTGAGAAAAGTGGTAAAGAAAATATAGAAAAGAAAGAGGATAAAATTACTTCCATCATCACCTATATTAACCAATTGGCAGCAGAAAACGAACAAAAAGTATTAGTGGTGTCAGATAATCTTCAACCTCAATTGGAAGACCTTTTAGATGCATCTAAAAAATTAAAAAAACTTTCCAATTTAAAAGGAAAGATTTCCGAAAAAGTATCAAACATTACAGAACAGCATAAGTTTTTTAATAATAATTCGGTATGCCCTACCTGTACTCAAACTATTGAAGAGGAATTTAGATTAAATAAAGTAAATGAATCTGAAACCAAAGCAAAAGAACTTCAGCAAGGTTATAATGAATTAAAAGATGCAATTCAACAAGAAGAAAAAAGAGAACGTGAATTTAATGCCATTTCAAAAAAAATCAATTCTTTAAATAATGAAATTTCCAACAATAATGTTAAAATTTCCCAACTTAATAAACAGACAAGAGACTTGGAACAAGAAATTCAAGACATTGCCAATAAAATTAAAAATAGAAATGTTGAAAGAGAAGCATTAATTGAACTGGAGAATTCTTTAAATTTGATTCAAATTGAAAAAGCAAATGAAAAAGAAAATATAACTTATTATGATTTTGCTAATTTTTTAATGAAAGACGGTGGGATTAAAAGTAAAATTATAAAACAATATTTGCCATTGATGAATAAGCAGATTAATAAGTATCTGCAAATGATGGACTTTTATATTAATTTTACTCTTGATGAAGAGTTTAATGAAAAAATTAAATCTCCTATTCACGAAGATTTTACATATGAAAGTTTTAGTGAAGGTGAAAAAATGAGAATTAATCTTGCAATTTTGTTTACTTGGAGAGAAATTGCAAGAATGAAAAATTCAGTTAATACTAATCTTCTTATTTTGGACGAAGTGTTTGATAGTTCTTTAGATTTTATGGGAACAGATTATTTTACAAAAATTATTAAATATGTGATAAAAGATACTAATATATTTGTAATTTCTCATAAGACAGACGAATTGATTGATAAATTTGATAGGATCATTAAGTTTGATAAAATTAAAGGATTTAGCAAAATGGTTGACTAATCTTTGGTTCTTTGGTATGATTGATAAAGATAAATATACCTTTTTATGACTTATTCTGAATTTGATATTATTATGCCCGAAAACACAAATGTTAATGGTTTCTGGAAATATAATGAAGACAAAATTCTGAAACAACTTGAAGAGTATATTGCTAGTACTTATAAACAGCATTATGTGGACAGGACTGGTAATGGAACTGAACAAACCCTTGATAAGATTAAACATAATCGTCGTGAAGGATTTTGTGCCGGAAATATAACCAAGTATACTGATCGCTATGATACTAAAGGAACACCTCGTGCCGACTTGTTTAAAGTATTGCACTATACTATTCTTTTGATTAATCATCTCAATCTCGTTGAAAACAAGTGAAACTCAAATCTCAAATTATGAAACTATCTGAATCTACTATTACTATTCTAAAAAACTTTGCTTCAATTAATCAGTCCATTCTGGTAAAAGAAGGTTCTAAACTTCGCACGATTTCGGTAATGAAAAATATTCTTGCCGAAGCAGAAATTAAAGAAAAGTTCACAAAAGATTTTGCGATTTATGACCTTAATCAATTTCTAAATGGATTGGGACTACACCAGGATCCTGACCTTGATTTTGAAAATGACTCGCACGTTATTATTCGTGAAGGAAAACGTCGTGTAAAGTATTTCTTTGCTGATCCAGAAGTAATTGTTTCACCACCAGAAAAAGATATTGTCCTTCCTTCTCAAGATGTTTGTTTTCAACTAGAACATTCTCAATTGGATAATTTGAAAAAAGCAGCAGCAGTTTATCAACTTCCAGATCTTTCTGCTATTGGTGAAGCAGGCGTAATTCGTTTGGTTGTTCGTGATAAGAAGAATGATACTTCTAACGAATACTCAATCGTTGTGGGTGAGACCGATAAAGAATTCGCTTTTAACTTCAAGGTTGAGAACATCAAGATCATTCCTGGATCTTATGATGTGGTTGTGTCAGAAAAACTTCTGTCTAAATTCACAAATGAACGTTATAATTTGACTTATTATATTGCTCTTGAGCCAGATTCAACATTTAATTAATTATCTTCGTATGCCGTCAAGAAAACCTGAATGGATTTAAGTGATGGATAATAGTCATCCTGTTTGTAATTTATGTGGAGGTAAAGGATGTGAAAAGTGTCATAGTGGTTGGGAGTGTACTGGAGAAACCTGTAACAAATGTGCTATGGGTTGGGAATTGGGATTAGATAAATCAACCATTTCTCAAAAGAGTTCTGGAATAACTCTTAGAACTGTGAATAATTTTGAAAAGACCGTTTGTGAATTAAATTATGACAAGTGAATTTCTTTTTGTGGAAAAGTACCGTCCTCAAGTGATTGAGGATTGTATTCTTCCTGATGATACTAAAAAAACATTCAAGGAGTTTGTAGAGAAGGGTGAGATCCCAAATCTCCTTCTTTCTGGACCTCCTGGTATTGGTAAAACTACAATCGCAAAAGCATTGTGTAATGAGTTGGGAGCAGATTATTATGTCATCAACGGATCTGACGAAGGACGTTTCCTGGATACTGTACGGAACCAAGCGAAGAACTTCGCTTCGACCGTCTCACTTACGGGATCTTCTAAACACAAAGTCATCATCATCGATGAAGCAGATAACACGGGCAACGACGTTCAACTCCTACTACGGGCAAATATTGAGACATTTTATAATAACTGCAGATTCATCTTCACCTGTAACTACAAGAACAAGATCATCGAACCCCTGCACTCCCGATGTGCCGTCATCGACTTCACAATCAAAGGGAAACAAAAGGCACAACTTGCAGGAGCATTCTTCAAAAGAGTTCTTCAAATCCTTGATCAAGAAAGGATTGAATATGATGAAAAGGTTGTTGTAGAACTTGTAACCAAACATTTTCCAGATTTTCGTCGTGTTCTCAACGAATGTCAAAGGTATTCTACTGGTGGGAAAATTGACACTGGAATTCTTGCATCCTTTTCTGATATTGCCGTAAATGATCTTATTCCTCACCTCAAAAATAAAAACTTTCCTGAAGTTAGAAAGTGGGTGGTCTCCAACTTGGACAACGATTCTGGTATCGTTCTTCGCAGGGTGTATGATGCCTGTTATGGTTGCCTTTCATCCCAATCTATCCCTGCTGCCGTTCTTATTATTGCTAAGTATCAGTATCAGAATGCCTTTTGTGCAGACCAGGAGATTAATCTCCTAGCGGCATTGACTGAAATTATGTGTGAGTGTCAGTTCCAATGAATCTATATAAAATCTCATATAAGAATCTAAAAGAAGAATCTATTAAAACAACTCCAGAAAATGTAAAGGAGGCAAATGAAGCACTTTTTTATTCTAAAATGAATCTTCCACAGGCAGCAAAGCACTGTGGTATGACGCAGAAAGAAATGAAACTTACTTTTTTTGAATACCTTAAATATAATAAACCTGATTATGAAATCTCTTAAGACCCCTTGCCGCTACCCCGGTGGTAAGAGTAGAGCGGTCACTAAAATGGACCAATACTTCCCAGATCTTCGCAACTATGATGAATTTCGTGAACCATTTCTTGGTGGAGGATCAGTTGCAATTCACATTACAAAGAAATATCCATACCTTAAGATTTGGGTGAACGATCTGTATTCTCCACTTGTAAACTTCTGGCAGCAACTCCAGATGTTTGGGGATGATTTGAAGAATGAACTTAGTGGACTGAAGTTAGCATATTGTACACCAGAATTAGCAAGAGAATTATTTACAAAGTCAAAGGTACAAATCAATGATGAGTCTGAAACGAACCTTAATCGTGCTGTCGCTTTCTATATTGTTAACAAATGTTCTTTTAGTGGTCTTACCGAAAGTTCTTCTTTTTCTCCACAAGCATCAAATAGCAATTTTTCATTGATGGGTATTGAGAAACTCCCAGAGTATTCAAAGTTAATTGCTAATTGGCGTATAACTAATTACTCCTATGATTATCTAATGGATGGAAACAAGAGTGCTTTTATGTATCTCGACCCTCCTTATGATATTAAGGATAATCTCTATGGGAATAAAGGATCAATGCACAAAGGATTTGATCACGATAAGTTTGCTGCTGATTGCAATTCCAACAATATGGATATGTTGGTAAGTTATAATACTGATCAACTTGTCAAAGATCGTTTCTTAGGTGGAAAATGGAATGCTGCTGAGTTTGATTTGACTTATACAATGCGTTCTGTTGGTGAATATATGAGAGAGCAAAAACAACGTAAAGAACTGCTACTTTTTAATTATGGAATTGAAGGACTGGTTAAACTCGATCAATCAGACGAAGAACAACCTAATTGATGAAGATCCTTCACTTGAGAAGGAATATGCACCATACATTATTAATCGTTGCCTCTCTGGGCATATTGATTGTATTATGTTTGCAAATGAAATGAATAAGTATAACTTTTTGCCAAAAAAATTACAATATGATTTTTTTATAAATATCATTAGGAACAAGAAGAGATTTTCTCCTTGGATCAAAAAAGAAACAATTAAAGATCTTGATTATGTTAAAAATTACTATGGATATAGTAATGAAAAAGCACAGCAAGCTTTAAAGATTCTATCTAAAGAACAAATCGACTTCATTAAATCTAAATTTGAAACTGGAGGAAAAAAATGATTGCTGAACCTGAAGTAAAATGGTCTTCTGACCAAATGATTGAAGTATCTTTGAATGAGCCTGATGATTTTCTTAAGGTTCGTGAAACTTTAACTCGTATTGGAGTTGCTTCACGAAAAGAAAAAAAGATTTATCAGTCTTGTCATATTCTGCATAAACAGGGAAAGTATTTTATTGTTCATTTTAAAGAATTATTTGCACTTGATGGCAAACACGCAAATCTTACTTTAAATGACGTACAACGTAGAAATCGTATTGTACAGTTACTTTCTGATTGGGGACTAATAACTGTTATTTTTCCAGAAAAAGTTACTGATATTGCACCACTTAATCAGATTAAAGTTTTATCTTATAAAGATAAAGATGAATGGGAACTTGAAACCAAATATAATATTGGTAAGAAAAAAGTTAAATCGGAAGAGGAAACCGAATAAAAAAAGACGGGTTTCCTACCCGTCTTTTTTTATGATTTCTTATAATTATATACGGATGCTGAAAAGGTCCACAAAACACAAACTCGCTTTTAAAGGAGCTACCATAATGACTAATCTTGCAACATCGCGGTTTACTGCGTCTGATCTTCCTGCCTTGATGGACAGAATTACACGCAATAGCATTGGAATGGACGAATATTTTGATCGTCTATTGAATCTTCATGAAACTTCAACTAATTATCCACCTTATAATCTAATTCAAATTAATACCGTTGAATCTCATCTGGAACTCGCACTAGCAGGATTCAAGAAAGAAGAGGTTAATGTTTTTACAGAATATGGAAAACTTTTTGTCGAAGGGCAAAAAGCAGATGCTGAATCAGATAGGACGTTTATTCACAAGGGAGTAGCTAGTAGAAGTTTTAAACGAGTATGGACTTTATCAGATGACACAGAAGTACGTGAAGTTACATTTGAAGACGGACTTTTACGAATCGTACTTGGAAAAATAGTACCAGAGCATCATACTCGTAAAGATTATCTCTAAATAGAACTGAATATCGTCGTCGCTATGCCACGGGAGGTAACTGGCAAAATCCAGTTGACACCTCCCATTTTTATTGCTAAAATTTTAAAAAAGGACATAAAAAATGACTGTAAAGCTTGCATTATTGAAATCTGGTGAAGAAGTTATTTCTGATATTAAAGAATTTAGAGATCCTGATGATAATTTAGTTTCTTATCTTTTTAAAAGGCCACATTACGTTAAACTATCTTCTTCTCAAGTATTAGTTGAGGGAGTAGAGCAAACAAAATATAATGCATCATTTTATAAATGGATGGCACTATCAAAGGATAATGATATTGTTGTTAATTATGATTGGGTAGTTTGTATTGTTGAACCAATTGATGAAATTAAAAAATCTTATGAGGAGAAAATGAATGGAGCAGGAAATAGTGGAAACGGAATCGGAGATTCTGACACAAGTAATAGTCTTACTGAATCGGTCAATTTTGATCAGTAAGATTCAGGAAGTATTGGCTGATATTGGTCAACCAGACTGTAGACTTATTTCTCCATATGAAATTGTAACCAGTGAATCTGGGGAAAAAACTCTAGTGAAGTGGTTAAACAATATTACAAATGATGTTGAAATTATGATTAGTTCAGATAAAATTTTGACTCTCGTTGAGCCAAATGGAAAATTACTTGATGATTATCTAGAAGTTACAAAATGAGATTTTATACCAACGTCTATGAAAAATTTAATAAAATGTTGGTTCGTGGTTATGAGGACGGTAGGTATTTCCAATTAGAAGAAGAGTTTCAACCAACTCTTTATGTGACTTCTAAAAAACAAAGTAAATACAAAACTCTTGATGGATTAAGTGTTGAACCAATTCAACCTGGAAAGATTTCTGATTGTAAGGAATTTTTAAAAAAATATGAAAATGTAGAAGGATTTACTGTTTATGGTAATGATAATTACAAAGCACAATATATTTCTGAAACTTATCCAGAAGATGAAATTAAGTTTGATATTAAAAAAATTCGTCTCGTAACAATCGACATTGAGGTTGCATCAGAGAATGGATTTCCAAATGTATTTGATTGTGCAGAAGAACTTCTAGCAATCACATTACAAAATTATTCAACAAAGAATATCATTTGTTTTGCTTCTCGTCCTTATGTTAATACTCGCAAAGATGTAGTATATGTCGAATGTAGAGATGAAATTGATTTAATTCAGCACTTTCTTGCATTTTGGGAAAGAGAAACTCCTGATGTGATTACAGGTTGGAACTGTGAGTTGTATGATATTCCTTATATTGCCGGAAGAATTGATAGAATTCTTGGCGAAAAAGAAGCACGTCGTCTTTCTCCTTGGGGAAATATTCACAAACGAGAACTTGTAATTAAGGGAAGGGATCAAATCTTTTATGAGGTTTCTGGAATATCGATTATTGATTACCTTGACCTTTATAAGAAATTTACTTATAAAGCACAGGAATCTTATCGTCTAGACCATATTGCGAATGTGGAACTAGGTCAAAAAAAATTAGACCACTCTGAGTTTGAGACCTTTAAGGATTTTTATACAAAAGATTGGCAAAAATTTATTGATTATAATATTCGAGACGTAGAACTTGTAGATCAATTAGAAGACAAGATGAAACTTATCGAACTATGTTTTACGATGGCTTATGACGCAAAAATAAATTTTAATGATGTGTTCTTTCAGGTAAGAACTTGGGATGCAATCATTTATAACTATTTAAAAAAAAGAAACATTGTCATTCCTCCTAAAGATCGTTCGGAAAAGAGTGATAAATTTGCGGGGGCATATGTTAAGGAACCAAAACCTGGAAAGTATGATTATGTAGTAAGTTTCGATTTGAATTCACTTTATCCGCATTTAATTATGCAATATAATATCTCACCAGAAACTTTGATTGATGCAAGACACCCAAGTGCAACAGTAGATAAAATTTTGAATAAAGAATTGGATCTTTCTGATTATAAAGACTATGCAGTATGCCCGAATGGTGCGATGTATCGTAAAGACGTTCGTGGTTTTCTTCCAGAACTAATGGAGAAAATGTATAATGACCGTGTAATTTTTAAGAAAAAAATGTTGGAGGCAAAACAACAATATGAAAAGTCAAAGACGAAAGAATTAGAAAGGGAAATTTCAAGATGCAACAATATCCAAATGGCAAAAAAGATTTCTCTTAATAGTGCTTATGGTGCTATTGGAAATCAGTATTTCAGGTATTATAAACTATCAAATGCTGAAGCAATTACAATGTCTGGGCAAGTTTCCATTCGTTGGATTGAACGTAAAATGAATTCATATTTAAACAAAATTCTTAAAACAAATGATGTTGACTATGTTATTGCTTCAGATACTGATTCTATTTACCTTAATATGGGTCCTTTTGTTGAGACTGTATACAAGGGAAGAGAGAAAACTACTGAAGAAATTGTTGGGTTCCTTGATAAGGTCTGTGCGATGGAATTTGAAAAATATATTGAGAGTTCTTACCAAGAACTGGCTGACTATGTGAATGCATACGACCAGAAAATGCAAATGAAACGGGAAAATATTGCCGACCGTGGAATTTGGACTGCCAAGAAACGTTATATCTTGAATGTCTGGGATAGTGAAGGTGTTCGTTATGATGAACCTAAATTAAAAATTATGGGATTGGAAGCAGTTAAATCTTCTACTCCTGCACCTTGTCGTCAAAAGATTAAAGATGCTCTTAAAATTGTAATGACCAAAACTGAAGATGAAATGATATCTTTTATAGATAATTTCCGTAAACAATTTAATAAACTTTCTCCAGAAGAAATTTCATTTCCACGTTCAATTAATGACGTTGATAAACATAAATGTTCATCAAATCTTTATAGTAAAGGAACTCCAATTCACGCAAGAGGAGCAATTCTTTATAATCATCTAATTAAAGAAAAGAAATTGGACAAGAAATATGCAAAAATTCAAAATGGCGAGAAGATTAAATTTTGTTATTTGAAACTTCCAAATCCAATTCGTGAGAATGTAATTTCTTATATTCAAGAATTCCCTAAAGAATTTGGATTAGACAAATACATTGATTATGACCTACAATTCAGTAAAGCATTTTTGGAACCAATGAAAGTAATTTTGGATGCAATTGAGTGGAATGTAGAAAAAAAAGTTAGTTTAGAATCATTTTTTGAATAGGAAAAAATTATGGATTTTTTAAAAGATATTGTAAAAGAAATTGGTGGAGAATACACACAACTTGCGGCAGATATTGACGAGACTGAATCATATGTGGACACGGGTTCGTACATATTTAATGCTCTTGTATCTGGGAGTATCTTTGGTGGTGTATCTGGTAATAAAATCACTGCAATCGCAGGTGAAAGTTCTACTGGAAAAACTTTCTTCTCTCTCGCCGTTGTTAAAAATTTCCTTGACAATAATCCTACTGGATATTGTCTGTATTTTGATACTGAAGCAGCAATCACTAAATCCCTCTTGGAGAGTCGCGGCATCGACACATCAAGGCTTGTCGTGGTTAATGTTGTCACCGTAGAAGAGTTTCGTGGTAAGGCATTAAAAGCAGTTGACCTTTATATGAAGAAACCAGAAGTAGAACGCAGTCCTTGTATGTTTGTTCTAGATTCTCTTGGTATGCTTTCAACCAGTAAAGAGATCAATGATGCTCTGAATGACAAAGAAGTTAGGGATATGACAAAATCCCAACTGATTAAAGGTGCATTTCGTATGCTTACTCTGAAGTTGGGTCAGGCAAATATTCCTATGATCGTTACTAATCATACCTATGATGTCATTGGTTCTTATGTTCCTACCAAAGAGATGGGTGGTGGTAGTGGACTTAAGTATGCTGCTTCTACCATCATTTATCTTTCAAAGAAAAAAGAGAAAGATGGAACAGAAGTCATTGGAAATATTATCAAGGCAAAGACTGCAAAGTCGCGTTTAAGTAAAGAGAATCAGGAAGTTGAAATTCGTCTTTTCTATGATGAACGTGGTCTTGATAGGTATTATGGTCTGCTTGAATTGGGTGAACTTGGTGGAATTTGGAAAAATGTTGCGGGTAGATACGAAATGGATGGTAAGAAAATTTATGCAAAACAAATCCTTGCAGAACCAGAAAAATATTTTACTCCAGAAGTAATGCAAGCACTTGACGAAATTTCAAGAAAAGAGTTTAGTTATGGTGTATGAAAAACATCAGAATTATAAAAACTGGTATTGATATATCCAAGATACTAGAACAACTCAAACAGTACCCAGAAGATTGGGGATCTCAAAAAAAAATTAAAGGAACCGAACAGTTAGATCCCAAAAAATATATTACAACTGTTGATATTCTTCAATTGATAATGGGTGGAATAGAAAATCAAGGTCAATATGTTGGAAATTCTGAAATTTGCATTCAAACACCTGCATATGAAAAGCACACAGAGATTCTTAAATTTTTAAAGACATATTTTAAGAAGATTCGTCGTTGTGCTTTTCTTTCTTTGCCTATTGGTGAAATTGTTGGAACTCATATTGATGAGGGAACTTACTATCTCACAAAAGATAGATATCATCTTTCCATTCAGGGAAAATACAAGTATACTGTTGGGGATGAAACTGTGATTGTTGAACCTGGAACTTTCTTTTGGTTTAATAATAAACTTCCCCATAGTGCTGAAAATATTGGTGATGAAGTTAGAATTACTTTTGTGTTCGATGCTCCACATCACAAACGAAATCCATAGTTAGAGGAGTAATGGAAAAAGTCGAAACTACTATTTTGAGAAATTTACTTTTCAATAATGATTATTGTAGAAAAGTATTACCTTTTATTAAAAATGAATATTTTGAAAACCTTCACGAGAAAGTAGTTTTTGAAGAGATTTGTAAATTTATTGTTGCTTATGAACAACTAGCAACCAAAGAAGTTCTTTTGATTGAAACAGAAAAAAGAACTGATATTACAGAAGATACTTACAAAATTATTTGTGATTATATTTCTAAACTTGATGATACACCGGCAGATAAACAATGGTTAGTAGATACTACTGAAAAGTGGTGTAAAGACCGAGCAATTTATCTTGCTCTTATGGAAAGTATTAAAATTGCTGATGGACAAGATGAAAAGAAGTCTAGAGATTCCATTCCAACAATTTTACAAGAAGCACTTTCTATTGGATTTGATAGCCACATTGGACATGATTACCTAAAAGATTACCAAGAACGATATGACTCTTATCACAGGAAAGAAGACAAAATCCCATTTGATTTGGAATATTTTAACAAAATTACCAAAGGGGGCATCCCTAGTAAAACTCTTAACATCGCACTTGCTGGTACGGGTGTCGGGAAATCTTTATTCATGTGCCATGTGGCTAGCTCCGTCTTGCTCCAAGGACGGAACGTATTGTACATTACGCTTGAGATGGCAGAAGAAAAAATTGCTGAACGAATTGACGCAAATCTTTTAAATGTGAATATTAAAGATATTGAAACATTGCCAAAAATGATGTTTGATACAAAAGTAAATAATATTGCAAAAAAGACACAAGGAACTTTAATTATTAAAGAATATCCAACTGCTTCCGCACACGCAGGACATTTTAGAGCACTTCTAAATGAACTCTCTCTTAAGAAATCATTTAAACCTGATATTATTTTTATTGACTACCTTAATATTTGTGGATCCTCAAGATATAAGAGTAATTTTTCAGTTAATTCTTATTCGTATGTCAAAGCAATTGCAGAGGAACTTCGTGGTCTTGCAGTTGAATCAAATGTTCCAATTGTTTCGGCTACCCAGACTACTCGTAGTGGTTTTTCTAGCTCTGATCCTGACCTTACTGATACTAGTGAGTCCTTTGGTCTCCCTGCTACTGCTGATCTTATGTTTGCCCTTATTAGCACAGAAGAGTTGGAACAACTTGGGCAGATTATGGTAAAACAATTGAAGAATCGTTATAATGATCCAACAATGAATAAAAGATTCGTAGTTGGTATTGATAGAGCAAAAATGCGTCTTTATGATGTGGAGCAAAGTGCTCAAAAGGATATACTTGACTCAGGACAGGAAGAAGAGTATACTTATGAAGAATCTAAAAAAACAGACAAATTCTCAGGATTTAAATTTTAACAATATGACACAACGAATTGACTTTGATAAATATCAAAACTTTGTAGATGCAGTAACATCTGATGCTTCTAAAGATTTTGTAGCACTTGCTGATCGTCTAGTTGCTCTGGATGAAAAAGGTGCAAACATTGAGCGTCTTTTGACTGCTGGTGTTGGCATTAATGCTGAAGGCGGTGAGTTTCTAGAAATTGTAAAAAAACTAGTTTTTCAAGGTAAATCTTGGAATGATGAGAATCGCACACATCTAATCAAAGAACTTGGTGATATTATGTGGTATGTTGCCCAAGCTTGTATTGCTCTTAATGTTTCTTTTGATGATGTAATTCAGACAAATATTGATAAACTGATGAAGCGTTATCCAGATGGATTCTTTGATGTTTATTACAGTGAAAATCGTGAAACAGGAGACATCTAATGGCAAAAGCAGTATCTATTAAAATTGATGTTCGTGCTGCTGCGGCAGTTCGTCAAATCTTGTTTGATGCACAAAAAGGATATACTTATGATGAGGGTTCTGTTCCTCCTCGTATTGTTGATATTCGTAATGTGATTTCAGATCTTGATTCAAAAATTGAAGAACAAGTAAAAGAATAAATTGATCTCCTCTTTCTAAATATAAGAAAGAGGAGATTTTTTGTATGGCATTGCCCGCAGCAGAAATTATCAATGAAACAATGTGGGTAATCTATTTTTTGGTTGCTAAAAAATCTTCAAATTTTGTACTTAAAGGTACAAATATAGATGAAAATTTTATGATTGATATTTTTGAATCCAAAGGAAAATTGTCTGGATTCATTAAAGATTATGGATTTAGCCAACAACTATCTGGATTGAGATCTGAAATTTCAAACATAGATTCTAAAGTGAATTCTAAAGATGCAAAAAAATATTTTTCAGAAAATGGTTGGCACGATGCTTTGCAATCTCAAGTAAAAAATTTAATTAAAAATCAAAAAATATCATTTATTGATAAATTAAAAATAGTAAGACAAACTGATTTTTATGAGATGAGTGATATTAAAGAGTTTTTATCAAAAGTTTGGAAAATTTTTAAATTTTCTGCAGCTTACGATAGATGGAATCCATCTGATGTTTGGTTTTATAGTGATATTGCCATTAGGGAGATAAAAGATTATATTAAACTGACATCGGTAAATAAACAAGAAACAAATTTTTTACAAGATAGAATTAAAAAAAATCTAGCTATAGATGACATTGCGGGTTTAAATAAACTTATACTAAAACTTTATGAAGAAAAAAAATTAGCTCCAATTTCACTTAAAAAATCAACATTAAATAAAGGAGTTTATTCTTCTAGGATAGGATTAGTTAATGTTCCTCAAAATGATATGGGAAGACCAACCCCACCAAAAGTAACAGAAAAACAAGATCCAATAAAATTATATCCAAACAAATATATTTCTGGTGGAGTTCGTGGGTCCAAGGGAACAAATCTTAAATATGATATTGAAATAGATCAAGTAATTTTAGATATGGATGGTAACAAAAAATATAAAAGAGAAACAGATTCTGTAGTTTACGATGACAAAGGAAAAGTATTGGTTGTAACAAAAGAAGACAAATTTATAGAAGCTCAAGGTGGATCTTTTGGTATGAAAGATGCAGAAAAAGTTGTATATACTGCATCAGGTAGCAGAGAGATTAAAAAAATTAGAAGAGATGTGTTCAAAAAATCATTATCAAGTGATCTCATAAGCCAAGGTGAAATGATTGGAAAAACTTATGAAGATAAATTAAAAAATTCTTATAATTATATTGAAGGAATGTCAAATGTTTTAGAACCATCTACTAAAAATAAAAAATTGGCATTTTCTGTTGCTGAAATTAATAATAATCAAAATATGAAGGATAAAAAAGTATATGAGGAAGTACAAAATAAACTTGAAATTGCTCTTGCGGTAAAAAATTCTGGAAAAGAAGATGAAGTTATTTTGGATTTGTGGTCTGCTATAACAAGCAAAGGAATTACAAATAGAAAAGATTATGAAAGAATGGTTGAGAGAATTGGATATGGAATATATAATAGATCAAAAAAATCAGGACAAAAACAATTAACTCAAAAAGAAGCGGATGAATTAGCAAAACAATCATTGAGAGCAACAATAATGGGAAATCAATCTAAAGTTCCTGGTTCATTTCATATCAAATTATATTGAATAAATAACTAAAAATCCTGTGTAGATGAAAAGTTTTTCCCAATTTATTAAAGAAGCAGTAGAAACACTTGCATCTACTGAAGCAAAGAATCGTGGTCTTAAGGGAGATGGTCACGGAGATTGGTATGATAAACAGGGCAATCTTGTAGCAAAAACTGTAGGTGGAAAGTTAAAATATTTTGGTCAAGGTGGTGCTGGAACTCAACAACAACAAGCACCACCACAACAACAAGCAGCATCACAACAGCAGAAGGCAGCACCACAACAAGCAACGCAGCAACAAGAAGCAGAACCAGAACAAACTAATGGTGTTGCAATTGTAATTGGAAGATTTAATCCTCCATCTAAAAATCACGGAGCATTATTAAAAGCAGGATTTTCTCAAGCAAAAAGAAGAGGATTTGAGTATCGTATCTATCCAAGTCGGATTCAGGACGATAATACAAATCCATTAAATCCAAAATTAAAGATTTCTTATATGAAATCAATGTTTCCAGATTATGCTGATTATATTGTAGATAGTCAAGATTCAAAAACTATTTTTGATGTATTGGGATCTTTGTATGAAGATGGATATACTGATGTCGTGATCGTTGCTGGACAGGATAGACTTGGTGAATTTCAAAGTCTTGTTCATAAGGGTGATGGGCAATCGTATCAATTCAATAATATTGAAGTTGTTACATCTGGAGTAAAAGATCCTGATAGTGAAGTAGAAACTGCTGGCTCCTCTGCTTTGATGAGAGCTGCTGCAGCAATTGAAGATTTTTCTAGATTTTCTACTGGACTTCCACCAACAATGAAAAAGGGAGAACAAAAAGAATTGTTTAATACTATTCGTAGATCTATGAATGTCCAAGAAGATACTGAAATATGGAGAATTGCACCAGAATTGGATTATGAAGGATTGAGGTGGAATTATAAGAATAAAGGTCTTTATGAAGTTGGTAATTTAATTGAAAATTTAAATAGTGGATTGATTGGTGAAGTAATTCGTCGTGGAACAAATTATTTGATTTGTGTTACCGAAGATGGGATAATGTTTAAAAATTGGTTGAAAGATGTTCGTGAAGTATATGAAATTGGAACTGATGAATATAGAGCACATTTTCAAAAAGGAACTCCAGGACAAGACGTTGAATCATATACCAATGTGAGAATTAAACCTACAGTGCCAAAAAAATCTATAAATATCAATAGAAAAAGAAGTATCTAGGTAAAATGAGAACTTGGAAGGAAATTATAAAAGAAGCAACTGCTGCTGAAACACGTAAGGCAGGTGAAGCAGCTTTGAAAGAGATACAAGCAGAAAACAAAAAAGATAAAAATATAAAAAAGAAATCGGAATATACGGAATATTTGCAAAAGCAACTTGAATTTAAAAAACAAAAATATGAAGATCAAAAGAAAGCACAGGTTGAAAGAATAAGACGAAAAGGAGTTCAACAGAATGTAGATAAAGCAAAGGCATCTATTTCTGGAATTAAAACTCAACAAATTAGTGATAAGGAGGGGGATGCTACTGCATACTCAAAAGCCATTGGGAATGTAGGTTCTGCTACTGCTGGTGTTGCAGGTGCTGCATATCACGGAGCACGAGCATTGTTGGCAAAAAGAGCAGCAGCAAAAAAAGCAGCAGAAGCAAAGGAAAAGCAAATAGAAAAAAAGCAACCAAAAGCAGGAGGCAGGCCACCTACTCCTAAACCAGCAACTCCTGGAGCAGGTTTGCCAAAACCTGCTGCGCCAAGATTAGGAGGAGCACCACAACCAAAATTACTTACTCCACAAACAAAAAAATTAGCTCCAGCAACAAAGAGACTTCCTCCTTCTGGTGGTGCTCCTGAAAGTTCTAGAGGTCCAAAACCAACATCGTTAGGTCAGAGAGCAAGACAAAATCCAGAACTTAAAAAGAGAATGATTGCTCAACGTAATGAGGAATATTCTAATTGGAGAGAAGAATTTCTTTATGAAATTGATATTGAAAAACCAAATACCAAAGGAAAAAAGAAAGATATTGTTGATGTGATGCCAAAAAATGCAACAAATAAAATTGATCTCAATCCAAATGAAGGACAAGTAAAAGAATCAATTGAGAAGGAACCAATTGAAAAAGAAAATCCTGGAATGGATGTAAAAAAAAATCAACAACTGAAGCAGCAACTTATGCTTCAAAGAAAAATTCAAATGGCTAAATTGACACAATTGAATAAAGGAATTCCACTTGAATCTTATGAATTTGAAGGAAATATAATTGATGAAGAAGGTCCTGTATTGTCTGTTGGAAGAGGAGAAAAACTTCCAGTAAGTAAAGGTGCTGGACTTACTGCTAAAGGTAGAGAAAAATACAATCGTGCAACTGGTTCAAATCTTCAAGCACCAGTAACTGGTGATGTAAAACCAGGAAGTAAAGCAGCACAACGCCGTAAGAATTTTTGCTCTCGTAGTAGAAGTTGGAAAGGCGAAAGAGGTTTAGCAGCAAGAAGACGTTGGAAGTGTTGATGTGTCTGAAGAATTATCTGATTTTTTTAATCTACTAGCAGAAAATAAAAAAAAGAAAAAAGAAGAATTTGACTCTGTGGTCGGTGACTTGGGGTTAGATTCTGTTTTTGAAGAATTTGTCAACTTAAAAAAAGAAACTAAAAAGAAAAAAGTACAGGAACAAAAAACTGTTAGAGCATTTGAAAAATGGTTATATACTGAGACACCTATAGAACAAGAACAAATTATTGAAAGTGCAATTGAAGAATCTTTTGATAAAGTTCTTGAGGTTTTTGGCGATAATGAAGAAAATCTGATTGAAAAATCACTTGGATTACTTTCTGAACCATCAGATGTTAAACAAAAAAATGATCAATTAACTCCTCTGAACCAAAAGTTTGCAACACTTGATGATTTGCAAAAGCATTACAGCACTTTCCTTTCTCGTATTCAACAACAACTCTCCACAATAGGTGGAGGAGGAGAAACTCGTTTGAGATACTTAGATGATATTGTAGGTATTGCAACGAATTCTGGTGCTTATAATAATAAATTTTTACAATGGAATTCTACAACGAATAAAGCAGAGTTTGTTGATCCAAATGATGTTGGTGGCACAACAATTGTAAATATCTCTGGTATTACCACTTACTATCAGGCATCAAATGTTGACGATTATATTGGTGTAAATGCAAATGTTCCTGTAACAATAGTCCTTCCAATATCTCCAAATACTGGAAAAAAACTTATCGTAAAAGACGAAGGTAATAAGATTGCTACATACAATATAACAGTTCAGGCAGGTGCTGGAACAAGTGTAGAGAATGATAGTTCAGTTATTATGACTATCAATCATCAATCACTAACATATTTTTTTAATGGAAACAATTGGTTTATTGTCTAACTAAATATCAATACCTGTGTGGTTCGCATCTATCAGGTGGAAAAGGTGCTTTCGGGCACCTTTTCTTGTATAAATATTATTGCGAACCATAACAGAGTAGAAATGATTTATTACACTTACGCATATTTGCGGGTAGATAGAACACCTTATTACATAGGAAAAGGAAAAGGTAATAGGGCATATAGAAGAAGATATAAAGGTGAAATAAAATCATCAAAAGATAAATCAAGAATAATCTTCCTCAAACAAAATCTAACTGAAGAAGAAGCATTTAGACACGAAAAGTATATGATTTCTGTCTTTGGTAGAAAAGATTTAGGAACTGGTATTCTTCATAATAGAACTGATGGTGGTGAAGGGTGTTCTGGAGCAAAAAGAAGTGAAGAAACAAAATTAAAAATGAGAACTCCTAAAAAAACAACAATAAATATGAAAAAACCAAAAAGTGAGGAGCATAAGAAAAAAATAGGATTGCATAGAAAAGGAAAAAAACACACGGAAGAAGCAAGAAAAAAAATGAGTGATGCTCAGGTTAGGAGAATTATCACTGATGAATTTAGAGAAAAAATTCAAAAAAGTAGAATGGGAAGAAAACATTCCGAAGAAACAAAACAAAAAATGAGAGAAAAAGCATTATTAAGAGAAGAACTAAAACGGAACAATAAATAAGGTATCAGTATAATTGTTATGTCTTATAATCCTCTTCCACAACCAGCACAATCCGTAGTTCTTACAGGTGCTGGAACATCATTAGTTACTTATGCTAACCCATTTCCAGTATCTCTTGGAAGTTCAAGTATTACAATTAATGGAAGCATTACAATTCCAACAACTGTAAGTGTTGCAAGTTCTGCTGCAAATCCAGTTCATACTCATATTACTCAAATTGGTTCAAGTGGTCTTTTAGAAGACGAAGGTATTCCATATATGCCTATTGGTATTGGAACTGCACAAAATCTAAATCTTTCATATCTTCCAGTTGGCATTTCCACATTACTGAATACTGTAAGTATAGGAAATACAGTATCAATCTCCAACACTTCTTTTTATGTTCTAAATCCAGTCACAACAGTCGCAGTATCAGGTATTGGTTCTACTGTTACAGTTCAAGGAACAGTAGGAATTGGAACAACGGGGCAAGTATCAATCAACCTCAATAGTGCTCCTGTAAGTTCTACTAATCCCCTACCAGTTACGGGAACACTGGGAATTTCTACAACAGCAGTAGTATCAACTACTCTACCATCAACTTCAAGTGATGCATTTGGTCGTTTAAGAATATCTCAACCTCTTACCTTATTTGATAGTTCTCACAGATATAGAGACAATAATCTTTGGGAAAGTTTAGTTGTAGGAACTGGTTCAACCGTTGGATTTGTAACCGCACAAGGTTTGATTAATATTGGTATTGGAACTACTGCTGGTTGTTCTGTAATTAGAGAAACAACAAAAGTATTTTCATATCAACCAGGAAAATCTTTATTGATTTTGAATACCTTTGTAATGAATGCACCAAAAACAAATCTAAGACAAAGAGTTGGATATTTTGGTGCTGATAATGGAATGTATCTGGAACTTGATGGGAATACTTTATATTTTGTAGAAAGAAGTTTATCTACCGCAACCACAACCAGAGTCGCACAATCAAGTTGGAATATTGATAGGTTAGATGGAACTGGTGCTTCTGGTATCACATTAGACACCACAAAAGCACAAATTCTTTGGATGGATATTGAGTGGTTGGGACTTGGAACCGTAAGAATGGGATTTGTAATCAACGGACAATTTATTCACTGCCATTCATTCCATCACGCAAATGTAATTGAATCAACTTATATCACAACAGCATCATTACCTTTGAGATATGAAATTGCTAATACAGGAATTACAACCAGTGCAAGCACACTTAAACAAGTTTGTTCTACTGTAATTTCAGAGGGTGGTTATGAACTTCGTGGATTGCAACAAGCAATTAGCATTCCAATTAATTCTCCAAGAACATTGGGAACTGCGGGAACATTTTATCCTGTAATATCTTTGCGTCTCAAAGCATCACCAAATCGTTTGGATGCGATTGTAATTCTCACAGCACTTTCTATAATGCCAATTAGCACTGGTAATTTTAATTGGCAAGTTAGAGCATCTGAAACTACTACTGGTGGTTCTTGGGTAAGTGCTGGAGATGATAGTGCTGTTGAATATAATATTACTGGAACTTCTGCTGCTGGGGGAAGAATACTAGCAAGTGGATTTTTTAACGCATCAAATCAAGCAGCAAGTCAAGTTGATATTCTGAAAGAAGCATTATTTAAGTTTCAGTTAGAAAGAAATGGATTAACTTCAACTCCTTATGAACTTACACTTGTGGTTGCTTCTGATGGTGGTAGTGATACTGTTGTTGCTTCTATGGACTGGGAAGAGATTAGTAGGTAATTTTTATGAGTGATAATATCTACTTAGGTAATCCACTTTTAAAAAAAGCAAATACACCTATACAATTTTTACTGGATTATATTGAGAACTTATAATAAATAAATAAGATAGGATCATTCTTCACACGAGGTCATTATGTCACTAGCAGCAATTATCGCTTGGGCAAATGCTAATCAAGCACTTATCGCAACTGTTCTTTTCGCAGTTTCAGAGGCACTTGGAGCGAATCCAAAAATCAAAGCAAACGGTCTTCTTTCACTTATTCTTTTACAAGTTCAAGGACAACTAAAATCAAAGGGTGCTAAAGACTTAACACCTTAATCATTTATTGATTAATATTTGGGAAGGGGGAGTTTGATACTCCCCTATTTTTATAAATAAGTTTAGGAAAAAAAATTAACGAGAAAACACATGGCACTTTGGGGTATTTCAACATCTTCAGAAACTGCGGCAAATAATTACGCTATTCCAAAATTTCAAAAAGAAACGGACCGTAACACGAGCCCTTGGAATACTTTTGCAGATGTTCGTGGTTGGATTCAAAGAAGATACAAAACTAAAGAGAATTCAGGAATTTCCACTCGTTATTTTGATGAAGTTTTAGTTCCAGTTGTTGGAATTAATAGTACTAATACTGGTGGAACTACTGGTCTTGGTACTGCTGGTCCAGTTGCAGTTTTCTTCGAAGATCCTAATCAGGCATCACCAATTTCTATTGGTGGTGGTGCAACTACCGGTATTTCTACAAATACTACTGGTTATGTTCATGTTGTGTTTAATGAACTTGTTTTTGCTGGTGCTGGCGCAACAGTTAGAATTCGTACTTTTGATGCAAATAATGCTAATGAATCGACAGCAATTATTGGATATGCCGTATCGAATACTGGCACTCAATATGCTTGGGCAGGACCTGCTACCAATCATGGATCACCAAATGTATACACAGGATATAATGGTCAGATTACAAATAGAGTAGCATTTGCATTTACTTCACCAAGTTCAGTTCTGACTGCACAAGTTAATTTCTTAACATCTGCAACTTCGGCGGGTCAAACTGTTGCAATTGGTGGAACAAATATTTGGGTTGATTCTGTGGCAAATGTTGCTGTGGGAAGTTCATTGACAATTACTGGAAAACTTACCAATGTTCCTGTTGTTTCAATTGGTGATACTTTTGTAAGAATTGGAAGTGGAAGCACAATTGGCACGACAATTACTGCAGGAATTGCTGCTACTTTTAGTACAAGAACTAATGCTACTAAATTGTTTATTGACGTTCCGAGTGGATTTGTTGGCGTCATTACCGATGGTTCAAATGGCGTTGGAGTAATCAGCTCATTTACGTCACAATTTGGGGATATTCTTCTTCGTAATGTTGCCGGTGCTGGAACAACTTCTGGGGTTGGACTCGGAACTACTACATTGACCGTTAGATAAAAATTAAATGAAGTTTGATGAATTGAGTGAAGAAAACTATATAATGTTTGCTATTAAACATTATGAAAATCCTCAAGCTGTAACGCAAGAGGATTTTTTTGAAGATATGAAAAGATTTAAATGGATTAAACGATTATTAAATAAGTATAAAAATACTGGTGATTTGAATATTCATTTAACTATTAATCATTTTATTGTTTTGTATAATATTTTTGGAGAAGCAACTACTCCTCTATTATTTTTTAAAATTGATAAAAATCTTTGGAGTGTGCTAAAAACATTTATTGTTTATCTTGGTAGAATTCCTGAATATCCAAAAACAGCATTAAATGATATACCTATTGATGAAAAATGTTTTAATATACTCAAATCACTTTAATGAAAAATAAAAGTCTTCAAAAAATTATTAATATTATTCGCTCCCTTCATGAAGAAAGTGGAGGTGGTGCTCCAACAAACAGTCTTATTGGAGGAAATATTGCAGGAACAAAAGAAGCAGGTGATGATCCTCCAGTAAGAAAGAAAAAAAATTATATCTACGGCACAGGATTCCGTAAAAATTGGATGCAAAAAAGAAATACACCACAAAACTAATTAAAATAAATAATAATATATTGATTTATTAAATTCGTTTCGTGATTTGGAAACGTAAATCAATCCTTTCGTCTAAAATGTTTAATAACGCAACTGCCGATACAAAAATTGCTGTGTTAGAAGAAAGATTGTCATCATATGAACTTATGATGAAAAAGATTGATGAAGCGATTCAATTGATGGGCAAAACCAGTCAAAACATAAGTAAGATGCTTGCTGTTCATGATGAAAGAATTGAACAATGCCATAAAACTGACGACTTAATTACTAAATTGATTGATGAAGTAAGAGAACAGAACAAAGAACAATGTGATAATATATCAGAAAGAATTGATGATCTTGAGAAAGAAGTTTCTGATGTTTCGAAAATTAAGTGGATGACTGCAGGTTGTGGTGTTCTTTTAGTTGTTTTAATTGGAGCATTTGCTTCTCTCTTGTCAGGTTGGTGGACACCATCAGAAATGCAAATACAACGTCAAGGACACCTACATCGACAAAACGTTCCGGCTAACAATTGACAAGAAGATAATTCTTTAGTAGGATGATAGTCCTGAATATCTTTTGTGATGAGTTATATTGATTCCAAATATATCGGGTTGGTTTCTTCCCGACTGGATAAGTTCGCCAAGAAAAAAGAAGGTCTTTATAACTTTAGATGTCCTTATTGTGGCGATAGTCAAAAGACAAAGAGCAAGGCAAGGGGGTATATTTATCAATTAAAGAACGATCATAATTTCAAATGTCATAATTGTGGGACTTCCAGAACACTTACAAATTTTTTAAAAGATATGGATACTGTTCTTTATGATCAGTATGTGATGGAAAGATATAGAGAGGGAACTACCGGAAAAAGATCTCAAACAAAGAATCCAGAATTTAATTTTGAGAAACCAAATTTTTCAAAAAAGTCATTTAACCTTCCTACTATCGCAGAACTAAATAAAGAACACTTCGCAAGAAAATATTTAGAAGATAGAAAAATACCCAATAACTATCTGTGTGAATTGTATTTCTGTGAAAAGTTTAAAGAATGGACGAATACTCAAAAACATACCTTTGATAAAATAGAAAAAGATGAACCACGAATCATTATTCCTTTAATCAATAAAGGAGAAATATTTGGATTTCAAGGTCGCAGTTTAAATAAAAAATCAAAGGTAAAATACATCACAATTATTCTTAATGATGCACATCCAAAAATTTATAATTTGGATAAACCAGATTATGATAAAATTGTTTATGTTGTTGAAGGGCCAATTGATAGTATGTTTTTAGATAATTCAATTGCTATGGTTGGTGCGGATATTGATAAAATGTTTTTTTTATCTAACTTTGAAATAGAATTTGTGATGGTTTATGATAATGAAAAACGAAATAAACAAATTGTTGATAGGATGGAAAAAGCAATAGAAATGCGACTTCCAATCGTCATTTGGCCAAATGACTTGAAAGAAAAAGATATCAATGATATGATCCTTTCAGGAATTGATGCCCAAAAAATCATCAAGGAAAATACTTATATGGGACTAGAAGCAAAAGCAAAACTTATTGGATGGAAACGAGTATGAGCAACGGTACAAAGGTAATTAAAAGAAGTGGTGATAATGAACCTCTTGATCTGAATAAACTTCACTTGATGGTTGAAGAATCATGTAGGGATCTTTCCGGCGTTTCTGCATCACAGGTTGAAATGCAATCCGGTATTCAATTTTATGATGGAATTACCACAGCAGAAATTCAAGAGATTTTGATTCGCTCTGCTTCTGATTTGATTGATTTGGATAATCCAAATTATCAATTTGTTGCAGCAAGGCTACTTTTGTTTTCTATAAGAAAATCTTTGTATGGAAGAGTTCAAGATCATCCTATTTTTATAAACCACATTAAAAATTGTGTTAATGTTGGAGTATATGATCCAGAAATTTTAACCAATTATACAGAAGAAGAAATTGATAAACTTGGTAATTATATTAAACATAGTAGAGATTATCTTTTTACCTATGCTGGTCTTCGTCAAGTAGTTGATAAGTATCTTGTTCAAGATCGCAGTAGTGGAAAAGTATATGAAACTCCTCAGTTCATGTACATGATGATTGCTGCTACTATTTTTGCTAGATATCCAAAAGAAACTAGAATTTCTTATATTAAAAGATACTACGACGCAATCTCAAAGCACAAAATTAATATTCCTACTCCGATTATGGCAGGAGTTAGAACACCACTTAGACAATTTGCGTCTTGTGTTCTCATTGATGTTGATGATACTCTCGATAGCATCTTTAGTTCTGATATGTCTATCGGCAGATATGTTGCACAAAGGGCGGGAATTGGTATCAATTCGGGTCGAATCCGTGGCATCAACAGTAAAATCAGAGGCGGTGAAGTTGTCCACACAGGTGTTATTCCTTTCCTTAAAAAGTTTGAATCAACTGTACGTTGTTGTACTCAAAATGGTATTCGTGGCGGATCAGCAACTGTACACTTCCCAATTTGGCACCAAGAAATAGAGGATATTATCGTATTAAAAAATAATAAAGGAACCGAAGATAACCGTGTTCGTAAGTTAGACTACAGTATCCAAATCAGCAAAATTTTCTATGAACGATTCATTCAAAACGGAGAAATCACACTCTTCTCTCCACACGACGTTCCTGGTCTTTATGATGCTTTTGGCACTGATCGATTTGACGACCTTTATGTGGGTTATGAACGAGATGGATCTATTCCAAGAAAAACTATTGGCGCTCAAGAACTCTTTCTAAATCTCCTGAAAGAACGTGCTGAAACTGGTCGTATTTACATTATGAATATCGACCATTGCAATTCTCACTCTTCCTTTATGGATAAGGTTGAGATGAGTAACCTTTGTGTTGCTGGTGATACTCAAATTAAAATCAAGTATCCAGAATCTGTTGGAGACCAATATGGTGTTTGGTATTGGAATGTTCTTGAAAAAGAAATTCAAATAGAAGACCTAGAAGATTATATTATTATGAGGCAGTGTGAAATGTATGACTCAAATTCCCCTCAGATTGAAGTTCTTTCTTATAATACAGAAACTAATCAACAAGAATGGGCACAAATTACTAATTTTGCCGAAACATCACCAAAAGCAAAGGTTATGAAAATTACTGATGAAGAAAGTGGTAAGAGTATTGTAGTGACACCAGAGCACAAAGTATTCACAAAAAATCGTGGATATGTAATGGCAAAAGACCTAACCGAAACTGATGAATTGGTAATCAACTAATATGATAGGAAGTGTAATTTCCATATCTTATAAATAGTTATGAGATTACACTTCCTATAATGAAAACATATATTGTTTATAA